CGCTACCTACTGTAAATACATCATTTACAGAGGGTGAATCCGGAAAATTGATTGCCATTGATATCCTAGGTAGAAGGGCTACTCTATTTTATCATGGTTACTCGGTTGGTGTAGGTAGCTCCACTACGATCCATGATAGAGATTCTTCATCCCATGAGTAAATCTGACCATCAGTTGGCATAGCTTCTGGAGCTTCCCATAGTGCTGTCTCTGGGTTTAGGTCCCATGACTCAAATGGCTTTGGTGGTACGAATGCATCGATAGATGCGTCGTAGGTGTAGCCAATGCCTGCATAGTTCTTACGAATGTTGCCATTGTAAGAAGTTTTAACCCAGGTTCCACCGAGGTTGTCAACTAGCCACTGGTAACCTTCGTCACCGTTTGGGTCATTGTTGTCTGTAACAAGTACGCGTAGTACTACGTTGTTCTCATCAATTTCAGCGAAATGTGCCATTTTTTCTCCTTAAGGAACTAGTAGTGCTGCTTCTTCAGCAGTTAGTTTTGCGCCAGTAGTAAGTTTAGTGATTGCAGATGCCTTTAGTGCGGCAATACGTGCAACTTCTGCTTCGCGTGCAGCCTGCTCTTCGGCAGCTGCTGCAATCTGAACTTCGCGTTCAGCGATCTCCTCTGGGGTGAGCGGAACGATAGTCTGCTCTCCAGTGTTGCCGTCCCATACGGCCTTGGTTAGAACTTCACTCATAATATTTCCTTAGAATGTGATTGAACCTGATGCGGTCCAAGTATAGATCTTGTACCCATTAGTATAGTTTACCACAGGGTTTCCTGTTGTGGCTGTTGGATTTGCAAAGATGTCTGGGTAGCGGATAACTACTACACCAGAGCCACCAGCGCCACCGGCAGCCTGATTATTACCTCCACCGCCAGAACCAGTTGTCATAATTGCAGACCCTGCAGCGCCACCGCTATTAGTACCGGCACCACCACCGCCAGAGCCACCAGCAGCAGAAGTATTGCTGCCTCCACCGCCACCGCCGGCTCTAATAGTAGCAAAACCAGTTATTGTGCTGGATATTCCTGAGCCTCCAGCGCCGCCTACTCCAGCAGAAGTGCCAGTTCCGTAGCCGTTTGCGCCTACTGCGCCTGCCCCACCGCCACCGCCTCCAGCGCCGTATGAGGTATTGTCAGTTCCTCCAGCGCCACCAGCAAATCCTTGCGCTGATGTCCCAGTACCACCAGCATCGGTGCGTCCAGAGGTTCCACCACCCGAGCCACCATTGCCACCAATCTTTACATAACCAGCACCCGAGCCACCGCCGATAGATGTAATGCTTGAAAATACTGAGTTTGAACCAGCACCGCCATTTGCGTTGCTTGAACCGCCAGCGCCTCCTGCCCCAACTGTAACCGTGTATGCGGTTCCCGCAGATACTGAGAGTTGAGGCTCTGGCGATGAATTAGCCCCAGAAGTTCCAGCGTTAGTTCGATAACCACCAGCACCTCCTCCACCACCATGACCGGAACCGCCACCGGCACCACCAGCGACTACCAAATACTCAACAGTAGGAGTAGCGCCAGAACCAGAGGGAGCGAGCCTGTTAATACCGTAAAGAGAAGCTGTTGAATACTGCACGAAGTTGGCAGAACTTTGTAGCGTAAAAGAGAGGCTAGTGATAGCAGCAACGTTAGACCATAGTCCAGACACAAGCATGTCATATGCTGTAGTCCCGTTATTTTCTACAATTGTCTGAATCTCGTAGTTTTTATATGCAGCACTTGCGTAGTTAGGGATATATACGCTAGACGTAGTGAACACGTTGGAGGTAGTACTAGTGCCGTTAACATCTCCAAAATAGTTAGGCACGCCATCTGAGTTTGAACTGGCTGTAGCGCCATTGCCATAAAGTCGCCTATTGCTAAATCCAGTAGCATTGCCATTGAATGTTACGTAACTAGAAATCCCATTGCCGGTGAGGTCTGTCCTAGCAGAGATTACTAAATATAAATCAGTATATACCTGAGGAATATTAGAAAAAATTATAGTAGAGGTACTAGCATTTAATGTCTGCGTAGAGATAAGTGTGTAACTCATGCTAGAACTCCGTAAAGTGTGAAGGTAGAGCCAGCGGTGAATGATGCCCCACCTGTATACGTCGTCATAGATATTGAAGTGACGGGAGCCAACGACGTCCATTTTCCAACTTCAAGCACTTGAACTGAGTTTGGCTGAGTACTTACTACAATAAGTGTTTTTTGCTTATCCGAAGCCGAATATTCCATGATGTTAATCCTCTGAGTGTTCCACACATTGCTCGCTCCGGTGGCTCCGACTGAAGTAATTGGAATTAGGTTAGCGGAATTGCCTCCGAAAGCAGAAGAGTTATTGCCCACTAAGTCCACTCTAGAGTAGTTAGATCCTGAATCGCCGTTGAAATACATATAACCGTAGTCCTCTGTGTTTGAAGCAGTACTTCTGCTTGAGACGACTAATACTAGGTCAGCATACGTTTGTGGGACATTGCTGAATAGTACGGTAGGCGAGTCGACCGTCAGGGTGATTTTCCCTATTAAAGCTTGCGCATCGGACATCATTAACCTCTAATCCCATATAGAGAGATACGTGAACCAGCAGCAAGTTGGCTGGTAACACCTGCATAACACTTTACAGTGAGACTAGTGACCGCGGCTGTCGATACCCAAACGCCGGACCCTAAAGTAACTTGTTTTTTATACGAGTCCGTAGCACCGCTGATAGATCTAACTGTTTTATACTTTGAGGTATTCGCAAAGTCGTAGATGTCCGCAATGATGACGCCATAATTTCCTGAAGAATAATTTACGTCTGGAGTATTGATAGAGATATTCACGCCAGGGAAGTTTGTTGATTGAAACTTACCCGAGCTAGCGCTGGTTCCGTCACTAGTAAGCCAGTGTGAGTTGTAGTTGGTATACGTAGTGTCTGCGTTGAAACTTATAGCTACGTTATCGCCTCCAGCGTTTCCAGTATTACGTGGAGTAATACGAAGCTGTAAATGCTTATATTGGCTAGCCGGGAGTCCTGCAAAAGTAACTGAAGTCTGCGCCGAGGTAAGTCTAACTGTTCCAATAAGTTCGAAGATGTCAGTGCTAGCTGTGATTGCTTCCTTAGCATATCGTACAACAACAATACCGGAGCCGCCGTTGCCACCACCGCCTCCCCAAGCGCCTACGGTGTTGTTACCGCCACCACCATTACCGCCGTTACCAGACCAAGCCGCTGCTGATGCTCCAGCTTCTTGTCCGCTAGCGCTTCCGCCATCGCCGCCCGTGGCATAGGTGCTTGAAGTTCCAGAAATGGTACTGGTTGCTCCTGCACCCCCGCTCTGCCCGCTTGCTGCAGCAGTTTTACCACCGCCACCAGCGCCAACGCGGCTGGAAGTTCCCGCAGACTGAAAACCTGCATTACCTTCGCCGGAAATACCTGTACCAGCTAGAGCGCTGTAACCACCGTTACCACCACCAGAACCACCATTACCACCAGCAGAGCCGGCACCATTAGCACCTCCACCTCCACCAGTAGTTGAAAAACTTGAAATGCTTGAAGATCCACCTGAAGGAGATGCGCCATCTGCTGACCCTGTTGCAGCAGGGTTGCCTGGACCACCGGCTCCAACTAGAACTGACAAAGAGCCGGTCAGTGTAGTTGCCACTACTTTCATACCACCAGCTCCACCACCACCACCACCGCGAGCTGAACCAAAGCCAGGGCCACCGCCACCGCCTCCAGATATTAATAATATGTCTGCAGTCAATGAACCGCCAGAAACTGATAGCGTTCCGCTAGTTAGAAAAGTTCTGTAATAGTAAGTCGAGTCCTCGGATAGGTTTCCACCAGAAACTACGGGTGCGATTGTAGTACCAGTAGATATATTTCGATATCTGATTGGAGCAGCTATGTTGCTCTTGCTCATTCTATTTACGGTCATAGGTCTATTTTACCTTACGCGTAACGGATTATGACGACCCCGGAACCACCAGCAGCACCAGAATACCCGCCACCACCACCAGACCCAGTGTTTGCACTTGCAGCTGTTCCAGCTACCTGTGGGGAATACTTGCCACCAGACCCACCGCCAGCAGTGCCAGATCCGCCAGTGCCGGTATTGTAGACACTACCACCACCACCACCAGCGTAGTAGTTATTAGATCCAGTACTAGTTGCCGAAGCCCATGATGTGTGTGTGGTCAGTCCGGCTCCACCGTCTCCACCGACCGAGGTCGTGCCGTTAACGCCGACAGCGCCAGCACCGCCACCGCCACCGCCGCCATATGCTCCACCGGTTTCGTTCGCTGCACCACCGGCATAGCCTTGCCCCGCTGTTCCAGCGCCAAAAAGGTCTCCAGAACCAGAGCCACCGCCAGAACCACCAGAGGTACCAGCGATATTATTATTACCACCACCACCACCACCGCCAACTGCGATGAATGAGTTAAGAGATGAGTTGCCACCAGTCCCGCCAGCGGCACCGCCAGAAGCATAGTTTGCGCCTGCGCCGCCTGCGCCTACAACTACAGAATATGCTGCTGAAGCTGTCAAGGTTTGAGTGTTTGCAATAAAACCACCAGCTCCACCGCCACCAGCAATTTCAGAACCGCCACCGCCACCGCCAGCAATAATAAGGGTTTCGGCCGAAAGCGTAGTTGACGGTGTAAAGGTTCCTGAAGACTTGAAAACATGATAAGTGTATGCACCAGTCTGGTATATATCTCCCCCAGTTGCCTTAGCAGCCTTGCCGCCAAATGGCACTTTTGAGATGCCGTAAAGAGTTGCGGTTGAATACTGCACGAAGTTGGCGTTTAAACTTAATGAGGTAATGGCTGATGTATTTGACCACAGCCCAGCGCCAATTAAGCCTAAGAATGCTGTGCCATTGTTTTCAGCAGTAACGTCCCAGGAAAGGACTTTACTATTACTGCCTGCGTAGGCTGTAATGTCAAGTTGCATATTACCGAACTTGCTGGCGGTTGAGCCATTTCCATTAGTCCATAGCTCAATTGCAGAATAACTTGTAGATACCGGGGTTGAGCCAGTTGTATACAAATACCTTTCAGTTTGGTTTGTAGATGCGCCATTAATCGAAAGAAGAACTGTTTGGTAAGCTCCAGCACCATCGCTAGTTCTGCCGCTAAGAACAAGCTTAAGGTCAGTATAGATTTGAGGAATCGAGTTAAACTGAATTGATGACGCACCACCAGCACCTACAGTAACTTCTGCAATCTTTGTCATGCTCATGCTAGAACTCCATAAAGTGTAAATGTTGAGCCTGGTAAGTAGTCTCCGCTAGTTCCCGAAATGTAAAATTGCAAACTAGTGATTGCTGCCGTCGAAGCCCACCTAGACGCATAGGCGCTTACTGGATTGTAGCTGCTGCCTGCTCTAACCAGAAAAGTTTTATGCTTGTCTGTTTGTGTGTAGTCAAATATCTGCATAGTAGAAGTAATTATCGTGCTTGTGGAAGTGCCAGGCGCTGCATAATATAGAGAGTTTGTAGTGGCAGTTCCAGACACAGCGGAGCTGCCACTACCGTCCATGTATACAAGCGATATGTTGCCAGAGTCGCCATTTGGGTACAGGTGAGACTGCTTATCATTCGTGCTGTTATGCATGACACTGATTACAAGAACGAGGTCCCTATAATTTTGTGGGATATTGGCAAAGGTCACGCCGGAGGCATTTGCACTTAGAGTAATATTTGCAATTGCTTGCATTGCTGGAGCGGCCATTATTTAGCACCATATAGAGAGAAACGTGTACCAGAGGCTAAAGACGATCCGCCATACCCAGATAGAGTTATTGATGAGATTGCAGCAGTTGACGACCAGGAGCCAGAGCGCAAAACGATATAATTTGCGGACTGAGCCATGCCAGTTAAGCTTTTAACGGTTTTATTCTTTACAGTTGAAAATGAGTCAAGAATGTCGATAATTGCAGCTCCAAAAGCGTAAGCAGCTCCTGTAGAACCTGGTGCTTCGCCGATAGTCATCGATGTCTGTGCACTAGTATTTCCAGAAGCTAAAGCAGAGCTCCCGTTGCCATATAGCAAATGAGTCCAATAAGTTGCTCCCGTGTCATTATTAAAATTGATAGAAATATTTGAATCTGCTACAGCCTGAGTAGTTCTAGCAATTGCACGGATTTGAAGATGCTTATACTGACTGTACTCCTGCAAATTAGCAAATGTGACTGAGGTTTGTGGCGAGGCAATAACCTGTGAAGTAATCAGCTCGAAGTCGCTAACTTGACCGTTACCGGCAGCAGCATTAGAGTATTTAATCCAGTTGTTGATACTGGAGTTTGCAAGAGAGTAGATGCCCATGGCTACTCCTACTAAGCGATTTCAGAACCGAAGATGTTGATGCTAAAGTTCGAGCTTGAAGTGTAGACGGTCACGATATCAGTTGCTGCAAGTGTAATACCCAGAGTCAGAGTGGTCGAGTCAGAAGCTGCAACTGGAACATCATACGCAAGGTACTGAGCATTAGTCAAGGTAGCACCTGCTACGCGCACGGCAAGACGAAAAGACCCCACTCCTGTGGCACGATTAGCAATCACGATGGTGGAAATGACTGCGGATTTTCCAGCACCGACAGTGTAGATGTCAGTAGCTGTAGTCGCTCCAGGAGCAGACTGTGCTAGAACTTTATATGTTGCGGTCGCCATGCTTTATGCACCCATCAGTAGGAATGAACTAATTACTTCGCCACCACTTGCAGCGGCACCATTTACCCAATTTGTACCGTCGTAGGTTAGGGTCTGACCTGTAGCTGCAGATGTGATGACTACGTCTGTCAAAGAGTCTAGGTTAGTAGTGGCTACGCCGTTTACCCAGGCAGTTCCGTTGTACTTGATAACATCGCCAGTAGTTGCGCTAGTTACCGTAACGTCAGTTAGGTCATCAATTGTTTGACCTGGTTTGAAATATGCAAGTGAAGTCCACGTAGTTACACCATTTCCAAGCTTTAGCTTGTTGGTATCGCTCTCGACTACTAGCTCTCCAGACGCAATCACTGGGTTAGCAGCAGTCCACTCAGCCGCGGTTCCGCGTCTTAGTTGAATTTGTACTGCCATTAGAAGCTACCTACATTTCCGCCGTCAAGTGGTGAGATACCGCCATAAATACTTGATGGGGTTCCTCCATCTATGTTACCATACGGTGCACCTGCCAAACCAGTAGGCCCTGTTATAGAGGCCCCTGCTGCACCAGTTGCACCTTGTACCCCCGTTGCGCCTGTTAGACCTGCCGTACCGGCTGGACCTGTAGGACCTGTTGCACCATTTACGCCAATAGTTCCATTAGTTCCAGCTGGGCCAGTTGGTCCAGTAACACCTTGAATACCCTGAGTGCCTGTTGGACCTGTAACAGATGGTCCAGTTGGGCCAACACCACCCTGAGGCCCTGTTGGGCCTGCATCGTTTTTTACTGGCTCGATCCAATATGAATCGTAATAGATGTAGGTTGCACCCTCGGTTGAGTTAAACCAAACATCGCCAGCGGTTGGGTTTGTAGGAGGTGTATCTGAGATTGTGTATGAGCCACCGCCACCTTGTAGGGGTTCCCAGACTGTACCGTTATAGACGTATACAGTTGACTCGTCTGTTCTAAAAAAGAGATCGCCAGTTCGACCTACCGACGGGTTAGTTACTCCGGTCGGTAGGCCTACTGGTGTTAAAAACTTTTTTGACAAAGTAGTCCTCAGTTAGGTATTACTTCTATATTAGCCAATGATTACAACTTGGTAGCTGTTTGCAGCTACTGTTGTTGCTGCGACCCAGGAGAGGGTTACAGTGCTAGTGTTGGTACGCTCGATGTCAACCTCGACCTCTTCAAATCCAGCTAGGTCATAAACTTGAACTAGAACGGTACGAATACCTAGGTTGTGAGATACGGTCCAAGTGACAACATCGCTTGAAGGAACTAGCTCGGCGTTTGTCTCGGTGAACTTAGTAGTTGCACCAAGGTTTGCGCGAGCGCCAGCAGCAGTTGAAGCACCGGTACCACCATCTGCTACAGCAATGTCAGTGCCATTCCAAACACCAGTAGTGACTGTTCCAAGGGTGGTAATCGAAGTCTGACCAACATAGTTTTCGCTAATGTCAACACTGTCAGCATTTACGTGAATTCGGTCAGTGGTGCCGATTACGTCAAGCTGATTTCCAGTTTTGGTAATGCCAGCGCCTGCAACAATCTGGGCTGCACCAGAGAACTGAACCCAGTCCTGGTCAGCAAAGCTGGTTAGGTAAGTATTGCCCTGAGTCCAAGCTGACTGCCCGTAGGTAGTTCCTTCTTGGACGAATACAGTTGCACCCTTTAGTTCGGTGTATACGTCTGAATCTGTAGGACGTGTAAGGGTATATGCGGTTCCGTTGTCCGCGTAAACATAGATACCGTTTTCGGTGTCTGTTGTCTGAGCGGTCAGCAAGATGCGGTAGCCAACATGCGTAGAGTCTAGAGATGCGTGACTATCGATTACTAAAGTGTCAGTATCGCCAGTCAAAGCAACGTTAGAAGTTGCAAGCAAGTGTACTGCTGGCTTCCAAGTTAGACCTGCAACAGCATTATCAACGTATGCCTTGTTAGCTGCATCACTTGGGTCAGTCGGAGTTCCGAGGTTAGTGACCTTGTATCCGTCAGCGTCGAGGTCAGCACCAAGTGAGCTGGTAGCTCCAAGGACCTTGTTGGTTAGAGTCTGAACCTCGGTGGTACCAACGATCTCGCCCACACCGTGAGTAGAGGTGTCCGAGGCGTGGTCCGAAAGAATGCCGTCAGCATAGCCCTTAGTTGCAGCGTCTGAGTCAACCGCTGGAAGGCCTAGGTCTGTAATGGTGTTGCCATTAGCATCTACATCAGCACTAAGAACTGTGCCAGTGCCTAGAGTCTTGTTGGTTAGAGTCTGAGCGTCAGTGTCTCCAACAACGTTTCCAGTAACGCCATGAGCAGAGGTGTCACTAATGTGAGTTGACAGGTCTCCTGCAACAGTAGATACGTCGCTAGCTACAGAGGCAATTCGGTCAGTAATGGTATTACCAGTCGAACCGTTTACAGTGTTGTCACCAATATAGGAGTCAAGTCTGCCCTGAGTGATAATCTCGTTGCTGGTGGTGACCGAGCCCTTGTACACATTTCCATCAGCATTTAAAACAATGTCGCCATTGGCTGAAGTAATGTTTACGTCTTGATTGGCAGAGATATTGATGTCATTGCCGGCTGTAGACGTAATGTTAAGGGCAGAGTCCTCGAAAATGTTACCGGCAGTCTGAACTACAATCTCATTCGCTGTGATCTGTCCAGCTGCAAAGTTTCCGCTACTGTCGCGCTTTACAACCGTGTCTGGAGTGTTAGTAGAGGTAGCAGAGCCACCAACAGCAGCAATTGCACGCTCATTGGTAAAGTACATAGTGCCCGAGCTAGTCGTGGCATTAGGGTCTTCGGCTAGATCTGCAGTAGTTGAGTCAGCAACGCCGTTCTCAGCAACGAAGCTGTAGGTTCCAGTGTTGGTGTCAAATGAAACAGTGATGTTTGTTTGAGTGCCGGTGGTTAGCGCAGTCTGTAGCTCGGCTGCAGTGGTATACGTGATCCACGCGGAACCATCGTACTGGCGTAGGTGGCCCAGTGCGGTGTCAAAGTAGATCTGACCAGTTCTTGGACTAGCCGGAGCATTGGCTAGGTTCTGGATGCGTGCATTTAGAAGCTCATTCTTATTAAGATTGAGCGACGTTAAGTAATTACGTGCCATTTAGGGTTCCTTATGAGAGATGAGCTTTTCCAGAAATTGGAGCTGAAAAAGTTATTGTTAGGGATTTATTGTTGATGTGGTTTACATCCCCTTCGCACTGCGTTTCGCCACTGTCATAAACAGTAACTGCAGGGAAGAAGTCTAGGTTGTGTACAACTGTCCAGGTCTGAAGTGCAGATATTTGGCGGTGAACGTAGGCAACCAGAGTAGGAATACTTTCGGCACCAAGACCCGCGGGGCCTTGAGGGCCAGGAGCTGAGACTGTTACAGTCTGCGCATACTTTCCAGTTACAACTTTGTTAGGTGCATCACTAGCCATTATCTAGTCACCTGTGCTTTCACGGCAAAGTTTCCCTGTACCAATCGGTATACATACTCACTGGAGCTAATAAGTTCTAGGTCATATACATATTTATCTGCTGGAATGACGGCAGTCTCTTGGCTAGTAGCCTTGATAGTTATGCTGCCATCTGTTGCGCCAAGCTCAATATGCCCATTATCAGTGGTGAACTCAGCAACTACAGTCTCGCTAGATACTGAAGTTCGGATCTGGAGACGAGCCGAGTAGCCACCCAATTTAATTGGTTTGTTAGCCGGATCTTTCCAAAGAATGATTCGCTCTAAAGCTGAACCCTGAGTAGCTACGATATTATATAGACCTGCTATATAATGGGTCATAAGCGCCTCGTTCTAGGGAAGATGTAGTCCCTTTTATTTTACAACATTTAGAGTTTGGTAAGATTGACTGTGGTAAACTACCCCCTTTTCTCTGAGCTCGGCGGAAGTACGCGTCAAATAAGACGCTTGCCGGACCCTGATGACAAGAACTGGTCTGCCTTTAATCCGTCTATTGCGTGGTCTCCTAAGGGGTACGCAATGGCCATACGCTCCAGTAACTACGTAATCATGCCACCTACGGACGAGATTTACGTTGTAACTACTGGCCCTATCCGCAACCGAGTCTGGTTCTGTGAACTAGATAGTGACTTCTCTATAAATAAAAGTACTTTGCGTCAAATTGACTTTAACTCTGGAGAGTACAACATAGTTTTTAAGCGTGGGGTGGAGGATGCAAAACTGTTCTGGCGCGGTGCTTGGTGGTTTACTGGAGTCATTCTTGAGCGTGAAGTCCCTACTGCTCGCATTGGACTCTTTGAGATTGTAGAGAACACTGCAATTCTCAGGGAATTTTTAGACTACAGCTGGATGAATCCAAAACGGGTTGAGAAAAACTGGATGGCTTCTTATGAAAAGAATCCGCATTTTGACTATGTATATAGTCCGACATCTGTAGTACATCGCGGTGAGCTAAAAGAAGTACGTGAAATGACAGACGCTCTTATTGGTATTAGAGGTACTAGCCACTTGTGGGGGTTAGGAAATGGCAGCTATCTAGCAATTGTGCATAAGATGTACCCTAAGCCAATCGAGGTATGGGATCCACGGACCTTCTCGTACCGCAAGAGCGACATAAAAAACTACACGCACCTATTTGCTAGGTATAGCGCTGAAGGCGTCCTCACGGGGCTTAGCCAGGAGTTTCAGTTTGACTCTAGCGGGATTGAGTTTGCTGCTGGGGTTGTGGTAGATGGCGGAGATGTCCATATCTCGTACGGTAGTAAAGATGTATCAAGTCATATCGCGACCATTAAACTTAAAGCAGTGATGAAACTGATCGAGGAGGTGTGATGAGTACCGACCTACTTGAAAAAGTCAAAAGAGACGAGACTACTGGTGAAGAGAAGTTTGCTCACTATGCCGAAGCAGCTTCAGTTACTGAGGGCTACGTCATGGGTACCCCTGTTTTGGCAATATGTGGTAAGGTTTTTGTCCCATCTAGGGATCCAGAGAAGCTTAGAATCTGCCCGATTTGCAAAGAAATTGCGGATGCACTATTCTTAAATTGAGCTTCTAAATTTGCCTTATACTAGAACTCCGCCTCCCAGGTTTATCTGAAAAATCTGGGAGATTTTTAACCTCTAAATCACCCTGAAAGGGTCTCCCAATGCCGATTACTGTTTATACTCTGCCTTCCTGTGTCCAGTGCGACAGCACCAAGCGAGTATTGACTAAGAACGGTATCGAGTTCAATACTGTAGATCTTTCTACTGATGAGACTGCCATGGAAATGATTAAGACCCTGGGCTACCAGGCAGCTCCAGTTGTAATTGCTGGCGACGACCACTGGTCAGGCTTCCGCCCTGACAAGCTAAGCGCCCTAACTGCAGCTTAGTTAACGGCGATTGTCATGTATGACATCGTCTATTTCTCGAGCGTCTCGGAAAATACAAAGCGATTTGTAGAAAAGCTACCCCCTGAGATAAGCTTGGCACGAATCCCGCTCAAGTGGGCTGAGGAAGCTCCACTACTCGTCAATCGAGAATATGTTTTAGTACTCCCTACCTATGGTGGCGGAGAGTATGAAAAAGCCGTTCCTAGGCAAGTAGTTAAGTTTTTAAATATACAAAGTAACAGAGACCTTATCCGTGGCGTTATTGGCACAGGGAACACCAACTTTGGTGAACACTACTGTCTAGCCGCGGATGTCGTTGTAGCGAAAACGGGAGTTCCGTTGCTACATCGAGTAGAAATTCTTGGAACACCCGACGACGTAATAAAAGTAAGCGAGAGGCTGGAGCAGCTATGGAAAACAAATACAGTTACCACGAACTAAATGCAATGTTGAATCTTTACGATGATGAAGGAAAGATTCAGTTTGGTAAAGATAAAGAGGCAGCACGCGCTTACTTTCTGGACCACGTAAACCAGAATATGGTATGGTTCCATAACATCGAAGAGAAGTTGACCTACCTAGTAGACAATGACTACTACGAAAAGGAGGTCCTAGACCAGTACTCACCTGAGTTCATCAAGTCTGCTTTCCAGGCTGCGTATGCCCACAAGTTCCGCTTTGAGGCATTCCTTGGTGCATACAAGTTCTACACCTCATATGCTCTTAAGACTTTCGAAGGTGACCGCTACCTAGAGCGGTTTGAGGACCGCGTTGTTATGAATGCCCTTGCTCTTGCACGTGGTGACGAGGAGCAGGTTCTAAACCTGATTGACGAGATCATCTCTGGTCGTTTCCAGCCAGCAACTCCAACCTTCTTGAACTCAGGTAAGAAGCAGCGCGGTGAGTTCGTCTCGTGCTTCCTTCTTCGTATTGAAGACAACATGGAATCTATCTCTCGTGGCATCAACTCAGCTCTGCAGCTCTCGAAGCGTGGTGGCGGTGTTGCTCTGAACCTGAGCAACCTACGTGAGTTTGGTGCTCCAATCAAGAAGATTGAGAACCAGAGCTCGGGCATCATCCCAGTGATGAAGCTTCTTGAAGACTCATTCTCGTACGCGAACCAGCTTGGTGCACGTCAGGGTGCTGGTGCTGTCTACTTGAATGCTCACCACCCGGACATCCTCCGTTTTCTAGACACCAAGCGTGAGAACGCCGATGAGAAGACTCGTATCAAGACTTTGTCTATTGGTGTGGTTATCCCAGATGTGACTCTTGAGTTAGCTAAGACTAACGAAGACATGTACCTTTTCTCTCCTTATGACGTAGAGCGCGTGTACGGCGTACCTTTTGGGGACATCTCAGTCACTGAGAAGTACCAGGAGATGGTTGATGATGCTCGCATCAAGAAGACCAAGATCAAGGCTCGTGTTTTGTTTGAGCGTATTGCTGAACTTCAGTTTGAGTCTGGCTACCCATACATCATGTACGAAGACACCGTAAACGCTGCTAACCCTGTAGAGGGTCGCATCAACATGTCGAACCTCTGTTCAGAGATTCTTCAGGTAAACACCCCGTCTACCTTTAAGGCAAACCTTGACTATGACGAGATTGGTAGCGACATCAGCTGTAACCTTGCATCTCTAAACATTGCTAAGGCTATGGAGTCCAAGGACTTTGGTATGACTATAACTACTGCTATCCGTGCTCTAACTGCTGTCTCGGACCTCAGCTACATCGACTCGGTGCCTTCTATTGCTGAAGGTAACAAGCGTGCTCACGCAATTGGTCTTGGCCAGATGAACCTCCATGGCTACTTGGGCAAGGAGCGTATTCACTATGGTTCAGAAGAAGGCATCGACTTCACCAACATCTACTTCTACACTGTTCTGTTCCACGCGCTAGTTGCCTCTAACGAGCTGGCTATCGAGCGTAAGGAGACTTTCGTAAACTTCGAGAAGTCTAAGTACGCTGACGGTTCATTCTTTGATAAGTATGTAAACCAGGAGTGGAAGCCAGCAACTGCACGTGTTGCTGAGTTGTTCGCAAATGCCGGTATTGCAATTCCTAACCAGCAGGACTGGGAAGTTCTTCGTGAGTCAGTAATGGAGCACGGGATCTACAACCAGAACCTTCAGGCAGTTCCGCCTACCGGTTCGATCTCATACATCAATAATTCGACTTCAAGCATCCACCCAATTGCTTCGAAGATTGAGATCCGTAAGGAAGGCAAGCTAGGTCGCGTTTACTACCCAGCCCCTTACTTGACCAATGACAACATGGAGTTCTTTGAGGACGCCTATGAGATCGGCCCAGACAAGATCATTGATACCTATGCTGCTGCAACTCAGCACGTTGACCAGGGTTTGTCGTTGACACTATTCTTCAAGGACACCGCAACCACTCGCGATGTCAACCGTGCGCAGATTTACGCATGGAAGAAGGGTATCAAGACCATTTACTACATCCGTATCCGTCAGATGGCACTCGATGGTACCGACATCGAGGGCTGCGTCAGCTGCATGCTCTGAGTGTGTGGTACCATAAATTCATGGAAGAAATTTGGAAGTCTGTTTCAGGCTATGAAACTAGGTACTTTGTGTCGTCTCTCGGTAGGGTTAAAGGCCCTACCGGGAAGGCTACGCATGGCGTAAAAGGCAGTAGGGGCTATATGCAGATAAGTCTTCGACATGCTGGCCAGCGGGCCTCTAAGGTTAGAAACATTCATGTATTAGTTGCTGAAGAGTTTATTGGTCCTCGTCCAGACGGCTACCATGTGTGCCATGCAGATGGGGATAAGACAAACAATTCTCTGCAGAATTTGAGGTATGACACAGCAGCGGCAAACTGGGAAGATTTTCGTAATGCACCTGGTAGAACATCTCATGCAATAGCTAGAACTCATTGTCCCACTGGGCATGAGCTTCAAGAACCTAATCTAATGGTAAGCCAGCTGATTAGGGGTTGGAGGTCCTGCCTAGCATGTAGTAGGGCTCACGCGTATTTAAAAAATGGAAAAAACAAAAATGCTTTTTCTTTCGAAGATTTAGCCAATATCTATTATGAAAGGATCTTAAATGATCAATAGAGCAATTAACTGGAATGATATTAAAGATCCAATCGACCTAGAGGTTTGGAATAGGCTTGTATCTAACTTCTGGGTTCCAGAAAAGATTTCGATTTCGAACGATATCCCTAGCTGGGCAAATCTCCATGATGAAGAAAAGCTGCTCTCTATGCGAGTCTTTACTGGCCTAACCTTGCTTGACACTATTCAGGGATCTGTTGGGGCTATTAGTCTGATGCAAGATGTCCGAACTCCTCATGAAGAAGCAGTGCTGTGTAATATTGCTTTTATGGAGCAAATTCACGCTCGTAGCTACAGCTCGGTATTCTCGACTTTAACCTCCTCAGAAGAGATCGAGCAGGCTTTCCGCTGGTCAGAAGAGAACCCTTACCTTCAGAAGAAGGCCGAGATTGTTCTCTCGTATTATCACGGTGACGACCCGCTGAAGCGCAAGGCTGCATCTACTCTGCTTGAGTCATTCCTGTTCTACTCTGGCTTCTACTGGCCAATGTACCTATCGAGCCGTGCAAAGCTGACCAACACTGCAGACCTAATTCGCCTAATCATTCGTGATGAGGCTGTTCATGGTTACTACATTGGTTACAAGTTCCAGCTTGCATTCAACGAGCAGACCGCCGAACGTCAAGAAGAACTAAAGCAGTACGTCTACGATATGCTGCTAGAGCTTTATGAGAACGAAATTAAGTACACCGCTGATCTTTATGACGGTGTTGGACTTACTGAGGATGTCAAGAAGTTCTTGCACTACAACGCGAACAAGGCTTTGATGAACCTTGGCTTTGACGCGCTGTTCCCAAAGGAAGTCTGCGATGTAAATCCAGCAATCCTCTCTTCGCTATCTCCAAACGCAGATGAGAACCACGACTTCTTCTCAGGGTCTGGCTCGAGCTACGTTATGGGTAAGCACGAGGCAACCAGCGATGACGACTGGGACTTCTAAGTCAGACGGAAAGGCCATCCTTCGGGATGGCTTTTCTTTTACCCTGGTAAGATGAGACCATGCCTACTTATGAATTTTATTGCTCTGAGAATAAAGAGCACACCTATAGCGAGATCCGAAGTATTACTGAAGATCAGAAGAAGTTCACTTGCGCTGAGGAGGGGTGTGACGGTAAGCTATTACGTAAGTTCACTGCTCCACCAATTACCTTTAAAGGTACTGGATTCCAGGGTGTGAACCGCTAACCGATAAAGAAAGAACTATCTTGGCCCTCAAAGACCTGAACCTATTTTCTAACTTCCCTGTCTTTGAAGATTATGGTGCACCTATATGTTCTGAAACTGATCCAGAACTTTTCTTTCCTCGAGAGCCGCTAGAAGGTATACGCTCTGTCAACGAGGTATACGAGAATGAAGCAGCAGCTAAGTCGATGTGCTCTCAATGCCCTTACCGTATGCAGTGTCTAGAGGCCGCTATTGTTGACCCGGAGACTCAGGGTATCTGGGGAGGGACTACTCAGCTAGAGCGCCGCAAGATGCTACGAGCTGCTAAGACTCGCCTCAAGCTATCAATGATAAAATAAAACTACGCCTGGGAGAGGTGTAAATAACCATACCTATCCCGGGAGAAAACATGATTCTAGATATCATCTACCGCATCATCGCGGTATTTGTAGCAACAGCCTTGGCAACAATTGGAACCGGCTCGCTTGTCGGCGTGAGCATTGCTCAGTCTGCACTTATGGCAGGAGCTGGAGCTGTAGCTGCAGTTGTAGAGCGTCTTGCTCGCGCATTCATCGACGATGGAAAGCTAACCATTGATGAGATCAATGCTGCATTCAACGTCAAGGACCCTAAGAAGACTGCCGACGGCACTAGCGGAAATGCTGGAACTGCTGTTGATGGCGTTGACGACGAAGAACACGAGCCTTACCAGTAAATCTCTTTACAAATTGGACCCTCCCCTATACAATAGGCGGAGGGTTTAATTTTAGGAGAGACAGTTATGGATTTTGATGAGTGGATGGAACTCGGTATTAAGTTTGGCTACTGCGGTCCAGCAGTTTGCTACACGCACGATGGGCTACCAACCTCGGAGTTAGAGGACTCAGAGTTTGAAGAATCGGATCCTTGTATCCACATTATTCGACTTTATGAAGACCGAGCCACTAAGATGGGTGTAGAAGCAAATCACTCGCCTAGCGTTTGGCGTGCAACCAATCTCGGTATCGATGTATAATAGAGGAACTAGAAATGGCTAAAGGTAAGGGTGGAGCACCAGCTCCAGCAAGCAAGACTAATGACCGCCAGAATGGCAAGGCATCTAAGAAGCGCCCACTGAAGTTCGACGCTGCAAAGCGTCGTCTAGTAACTGATAACTAAATAGAGATTCACGGGGATGACAGGTTTCGACGGTCATTCAACAAACTAGTGAAGCAAGCAGAGACGGCCACGCACTCTTAAGTGTGGCAAAAAACTAAATGCAAACTCACGTTCAGCATTCGCACTAGCAGCCTAAAAACTGCTAGACGCCCCTGACAAAGCAGTAGTTCTAGCTGGGCAGTCAGGTCTTAAATAAATAGAACAACACCAAGGGTTGCAGTAGGAGACCTTAAGATCCCACATCTGTAGTACCGTGGCTGGTAAAGCCTAAGCTTGTAGAAGAATAGTTAGTCCTTGATCGGACGGGGCTCTCGGATGCCCCCATCTCCACCATGGCCTATAACTCAGTCGGTAGAGTGCCTCTCTGTTAAAGAGGATGTCGCAGGATCGAAGCCTGCTGGGCCAGCGAAGGGCATGTACACCTGATGGTAATACGCTGTGTGGGTGTCGACTCCTTTAGCACCTGAGCATGTGCTATCAAAAACTGCCCATGCGGATGTAGCTTAGTGGTAAAGCCTCAGTCTTCCAAACTGATGATGCGGGTCCGATTCCCGTCATCCGCTCTAAATCCTTACGGGATGGCTCCATGTAAGGTCAGCCACCATGCTGGATATTGGTCGGGATTTACGCCGTCATACTGTAGAGGTGTTTTGGGTTGACCGTTAAGAACCCACAGTGGTAGGCTTTTGCCAAGGGTGCTACCACACTTGCCTCAATAGCTCAGTTGGTAGAGCGCCATACTTGTAATATGGATGTCGCGGGTTCAATTCCTGCTTGAGGCTCGGTACTTAGATGGCGTGTCAGCGGGTGTCTAAGCGTGTGCCCATTCTACGTAAACAATGGGTAGGGACTTGAGTTCTGACAAGCAAGATAGTCCCACCAAGTTGGTAAAGTGTTACGGTAGCACGGAGACCTCCAAAGTCTCAGGCCCAGGTTCGACTCCTGGTACCTTCGCCAACAGGCAGAGAAACGGTCACGGAGGCATCTGTGGCAAGTCAAACCTGGAGCTATAGTGTTAGAGGCAGCACGCGGAGGTCTGAATGCAGGACATAATCCGAAGCCCTGGTTCGAATCCAGGTAGCTCATTTTAACTTTTTACACTTATCTGCTAGCATGTCATCATGACTATAAGAGGAGAATCCGCTAGAAGCGGTCGTGGAGAATATCTACGTAACTATCAAAAGCCTTGGATTAGAGCTCGACGCGATGCGTTCATTGAATCACGTGGCGGCGTATGTGTAAAATGCGGTTCAGCTGATCGACTAGAGGTTGACCACATCGACCGTAATAAGAAGACTATGCGAGCCAGCTCTATCTGGTCCCGTAATCAAACTAGTCAAGTAGTCCTTGATGAACTTGCCAATTGCCAGGTTCTGTGTCACGACTGCCACCAGCAGAAGACTAATGCAGAGCGACGTGCACATATCACTGAGCATGGAACTTATGCAATGTATAAAACAGTTGGGTGCCGTTGTGAGCCATGCACTAAAGAAAATGCCTTACGTGTTCGAGAGCAGCGAGCTGCTCGTAAGAGTAAGCTAGCTGAAGGTAGTTAATCTACTTTGAACTTTTAGATGTAAATTAATTGCTACTGAACTCACTAGTTCAAGTAACGTTTATCATTAATGTATGATAAATAAAATATGTGAAAAATGTTCTGTAGAGTTTAATAGTAAAGACAGTAGAACTAGATTCTGCGGCCATTCGTGTGCTGCAAGCGTTCGTAATATTGGGATATCTAGAAATAGAAAAAGACCTCTAAAATTATCTCCATGTTTATTTTGCAACTCGCCTTTGGTCAAATATCACAATAAAAAATACTGCAGCGTTAAATGCAGTAATGCTGCCAGAACAAAAAATAAGATAGATGCCTGGCTAGAAAATCCCGCTGGTGTTGCTAATACTAACGGTGCCCCAGCGTATCTCAGGAGGTATCTGTTAGAGCAGGCAGAATATCGCTGCTCCACGCCTTCATGCGGTTGGTCTGGTATAAATCCAATTACGGGTAGATCTACTCTGCATGTTGACCATATAGATGGAAATGCTATGAACAATACCCCTGAAAATTTAAGAGTTATATGTCCTAATTGTCACTCTCTCAGCGCTAATTATGGGTACTTAAACAAGGGTAAATCGACTAGAAAAAGCTACTATAGGAAGCTAGGCTAGTTTAAAACCTCCAGTATCGGCTCACTCTTATAAGGTGTAGGAACCGTAGTTGGTGGCACGCGGGTTCAAGTCCCGCCTGGAGGACTAATGGTAAGGTTCAAGTATGAAGAAGAGAAACTCTGTAACTGGCTCCGGGATCGGCTGCGCTTTTATTGTTCTTATCTTTGCCGGGTTATTAGTTTTAGTAGCCGTTATTCTCTGATAAGTGGTAAGCTATTCACATGCCTAAATCTACATACATTTCGATCGTAGTTAACGATCCCGCTCTACTTCCTACCTATGCTCGCGAAGGCGATGCTGGCGCTGATCTTCGCGCAGCTGAAGATCTTATCATCCCTGCTGGAGAACGTGCTCTCGTTAAGACTGGCGTAAAGCTTGCTCTGCCAGACGGTGTTGTTGCCCTTGTGCATCCACGCTCTGGCCTTGCTCTCAAGCACGGAGTAACTGTTCTCAACACTCCTGGAACCATCGACTCTGGCTACCGTGGCGAGATTGGTGTGATCCTCTACAACACCTCTGAGCAAGACTTCGCTGTAGTAACTGGCGACCGTATTGCTCAGTTGGTCTTTCAGGAGTACCTAACCGCTGACTTCTCTCGCGAGTCTTCTCTTGATGAGACAGACCGTGGCGAGGGTGGCTTCGGCTCTACCGGTATTGGGGAAATCTAATGTCTGAAATTCAATTTCGTTCTGATGTAACCGTTGAGCTTATTGACTCAATGGGAGGAGATGATGCAGTTGTTCGCAGCGCTCGTGTGTCTACTAGCAGTGATAGTCGCAATGTTGATATGGGAACCCGGGAAGAGGGACTAATCAACTACTTGATGCGTGACCGCCATGGTTCACCATTTGAGCACAATGCCTTCACCTTCTTTATTGAGGCACCTATCTTCGTATTCCGAGAGTTCATGCGTCACCGCATCGCTTCGTACAATGAAGAGTCTGCCCGGTACAAGGAGCTTTCACCGGTCTTTTATGTTCCTGGAGATGACCGTAAGTTAATTCAAGTCGGTAAGCCTGGTGCCTACACTTTTGAAGATGCTAACTATTCTCAGATTAAAAGTGCTCAGTCGTTAACTCGTCTAGCTAGTGAGCGTTCATATGAGCTCTACAAGAAGATGCTTGATGACGGTATTGCTCGCGAGGTTGCTCGTGGAGTACTGCCTGTAAATATCTACTCGAGCATGTATGTAACTATGAATGCCCGTTCAATGATGAACTTCCTAAGCCTACGCACTATGCGCGAAGGTACCCACTTTCCTTCATTCCCGCAGCGGGAGATCGAGATGGTTGCTGAGAAGATGGAAGAGTTCTTCGCGGAGAAGATGCCTATTACCTACGCGTCATTCAACAAGAACGGCCGCGTAGCTCCGTAATGGCTAGACGCGGCTATCCTTGCAGGAAGCACCGGATTTGGTTTCTAGGTAGCTACTGCGTACAATGTTATAAAGAACGCCGAGCAAAGGAACGTAACAATGGATAAAGATGATGTAATCGTTTCAAAGGTCGGTAGTGCAGTTCGCGCAGCAATGGCTGCCAAAGAAGCGCTAACCAATGCAACTGCCGAAGCAATCGATTCCGCATCTACATTTGGTTACGAGCTTGGCGCAGAGGACATGAAGCTCGGTCTTATCGAGATGTTCGAGAGTTCTGACTCTGCTTGTGCTGCCTGGGCTATCTCTCAGATTGAATCTCATGTCAGCGCCGAATAGCGATCGCGTTCTATTTAGGTGCGAGTACTGGGTTGAAGACTCTGGCCTAAAGGTTGACTACGAGTGGGCGCTAAACAGTGCTGAACTTGAAGACCTATATAAAGGTGAAGACGGTATCAACTTATATAAGTATCAGGTAGCATCTCCTTACGAGGTAGAAGCTTGGCTTAGTGGTTTTGATGAGGGCTCCCTATATGGGATTGCTAAAGCTCGACTGAAGAACATCGCGGATTCCGACAATAATTAGTTAATCCGTTTTACGGTAAAATTAGATCATGAACGATTTAATCCCTGAAGAACAAGAGCTTGCCGACGCTCTACAGCTGATTGCTGATAAGTACGGGAAGTTTAACGACGACAACACCGGCATTTGGGCTGGCTACACTCCTGCGTCTGAGAATGAGGAAAACTCCAGAATCGGCGTTAAGTGTGGTAACTGCGTCTTCTATCTTGAGCCTAACGGATGTTCAATCATTGTTGCTGAAGTTGAAGAAGGCGGACTATGCCGTTTTGCTGTGCTTCCAGATGGTGCTGTAACTGCAACCGCTGGATCTAAGCCTGCCCCTAAGAAGGACCGAATTAGAGGCTCTGACAAGAACAAATCTGGATCTGCTGGTAGTGGTAAGGGCGTTAACTTCACTGCAGAAATTACTAAGTCTCTAGAAAAGAAAGTTGCTACTCACAACGAGAAGGCACCTAACGGACGTAAGGTAACTCTTGCGAAGTTGAAGGCTGTCTATCGTCGAGGTGCTGGAGCCTTCTCTACTTCTCACCGGCCAGACCAGAACCGGAACTCGTGGGCGATGGCACGTGTAAACGCTTTCTTGCACTTGGTAAAGAGTGGTAAACCTAAGAACTCTAAGTACACTACCGACAACGACTTGCTACCAAAGATGCACCCGCGTGCAAGCGAGGCATCTGATATGTCTCCTATTCTTGCAAGCCTGATGGCTAACCTAAACTTTGACTATGATCTAGATGAAGCTCATGACGAACCTTTGGAGCCTTGGCTAAATTAAATAGCTAATTTCTAATCTGCTTCGTGATAACATTTAGGTAATCAAGTGCAGACAGGAAAGAACCTTTGAAAGTTTACATCGCTGGTCCAATGACTGGAATTAAAGACTGGAACTTTCCCGCTTTCTTTCAGGCCGAGGATGAGCTTGTAGCTCTTGGGTTTGATGTAATCAATCCTGCGCACAATGACGGTGCAACTGTTCAAGAAGCACTTCAGTCTGCTGGCTCTCCTGAGTCACCAAATAAGCTTTGGTCAGACTACATGAAGCGTGACCTTCCACATGTGATGGAAGTTGACATGCTTTGCTTGCTTCCTGGTTGGCAAAGCTCTCGAGGTGCTCAGTTGGAAGTGCACGTGGCGAAAGCACTAGGTCTTCCGCTTATGGTTTTGAAGGACGGAAACCTAGTTCCTCGTCTAGAGGTTCTTGGTTTGAGTGGCTATGCCAGATCTGGTAAAGATACCGTTGCCGAGCACCTAATTGAAACTCAGGGGTATACCCGTATTTCTTTTGCTGACCCCATGCGTGAGGCATTAGTTGCTCTCGACCCAGTAATTCATCTTGGCGGCTATCCAATGGGACTAGCGTCAGCTGTACGAATGGTTGGCTGGGAGAAGCTAAAGGGTATGAGTAATGATATCCGCCCTCTTATGCAACGCTTTGGTACAGAGGTTGGTCGAGAGATGTTCGGTCAGAACTTTTGGGTAGACCTAGCCCTATCGCGAATCCCCGATGGTGGCAAGGTTGTTTTTGCTGATGTCCGATTCCCTAATGAGGCTAATGCTATCCGTGACCTAGGTGGAGAAATCTGGCGCGTAGAGCGCGAGGGTGTAGTTGCGGCTAATGCGCACATCTCGGAGCGAGCCTTGGATGACTATATGTTTGATTCAATCATTGCAAATACTGGAACCCTAGAAGATCTTTACGCTGCCGTAGACGCGCTTATTAAATAGATTTGCATTTATGAAGAAGCAGTGCTACGCTGCTTCTATGATAAAAAGTAAGACTACGCATCGCGGCTCAGACTATGGTTCTGTTGATTTAGGTTCGCATCTACATTGGCCTACTGCAACAAAAACTATTGGCCCTAACTCTGTAGCTAGTGACGGATATGACCGTGCCGTTAATGAAGCCCTCTCTCACTTTGAGGGGGAGGGAGCTTTATTCACCGTTGTGCGTCGTGGAGATGGGCTGTATATTCTCAAGCCGCATGGTGAGGAAAGCAGGGTGTACGTTCGCCTATTCAAGAGCGATGTCGGATCTTCTGAGCTAGAGGCAGATGTCTTAGATCTAGAACCTAAAAACTATCCAGCAGTTGGCTGGTTCCAGGATGCTGCAGGAGAATTGTATTGTCACGAAGGTGAAGGCCACTGGCAGGGTATTGCACTTGCGAGATGCAAGGAACTTAATAAGTTGGCAGCAAAAGGTGAATTGGAGTTTATTAGCTAATGACAACTAAAGTATCTACTCGCCCTAAGAAGGCATCTGCTGCTGTAAAGCTTTGGGCTAATGCCCTTGCAACTAAAGATAATGACATCATCCAGCTTCGTAAGAAGAACGGTATCCTTTACGTTATGAAAGTTATTCCGCACAGGAGTGGTACATGGGAGAAGCTTGACCCTACTGATGTAGCTGTTGTTACTGATCAATACGGTGCAAAATTGGAAGATGTAAGTCTTGCTGACCTACGTGAAGAGCTAGTTGCTCCTAAGGAGCCAAAGCCAATTCCAAGCATTCCGCTCGGCTGGTATCAGGATAACGGGGCAAACCTTTATAAGTATCTCGGTAAGGGTATCTGGGATGCTCCAATAGATATCTGGGAAAAGTTGCTTAATCTTGCAGAGTCTGATACATTAGAGTTCTTAGGTTAGGAGATAGCAAATGGCTAAAGAACTAGTACAGATCGATATCGAGCGCGATGATGTTCATCGTCTATTATCTTACATGAAGACGGCTGAGATTGCCTATGGCAATGACCAGCAGTGGCTAGCAAGTAAGCATGCTGGTAGGCTACATACAGAACTACAAAAGCAAATCTTCTACTATGAAGGTAGTGATGAGGACTAATGAGTTACGCAAGGTTTAGCGCAGAGAGCGACGTATATGTCTACCACCACTACATGGGGTGGATTGAATGTTGCGCCTGCAACATAACCCCTGTAGAGCAGGGGGAGAACGTGGGATTCTTTAGGGCATACACTGCTCGAGAAATCCTGGATCACTTGGGGATGCACTCCATGATTGGAGAGTCAATTCCGGAGCGTTGCTTCGCCCGCATTCGTGAAGAGTACCCTGACTTGGATGCCCCTATTGAAGAATATAAGCAGGAGAAGTAATGGGTAACGTATTTATTACCAGTGATACTCACTTTGGGCATGCAAACATTATTAAGTATGCAAACCGCCCTTTTGATTCTGTAGAAGAGATGAACGAGGCTCTAGTAGAGAACTGGAACTCGGTTGTGAAGCAGGGAGATAAGGTCTACCACCTTGGTGATGTAACTATGAACTCTAAAGCACTAGACATCATGACTCGTCTTAACGGGCGTAAGTGCCTTATCAAAGGCAACCACGATACCCAAAGGTTGAAGTTCTACACTCCGCACTTTTATGATATTCGTGGCTCTCATGAATTGGGCAACTTTATCCTGACCCATATTCCCGTAGCCATTGAGCAGAAGTTGCGTTATCCAAGCGGAAACATTCATGGACACCTACACGAACAGAACATGAATGACCCTTGGTATCTAAATGTAAGTGTGGAGCAAACTAACTATACCCCGATAGCGTTTGACGCAATAACAAAGGAGAGAAGTAAATGAGTAAAGAATCTGTCAATATGACCTATCGCTTATCGGATGGCACAGAAACTACCTATTCTGTAGAACTTCAACCTGAAAGCGATTACAACTTGATGGATAAGAAGTTTTATCAGGCAGGTGTGCAAGCCGAGCAAGAACGTATTCTTAAGTTGCTAGAGAAGATTCTTGTAGGGCAGCGCAACGGTCTCGCTTATTGCTACGAATGTGATGGCTGGGATGAACTATATCCAGATGTTGTCGCTCTTATCAAAGGAGAGAAGTAAATGAGAATGTTTTGGTTTTTTACCAATAAAGCATGGCTTGAGGGCTTCCTGAAGGGGGAGGCTTTTGGGGCTTATGATGAGCGACAGCGCATTATCAAGTTGCTCTCGGAGAATCAATGCGTATGTGGTTGTGAGCAGTCCAATCGAGCAGGAGACATCGCTCTTATCAAAGGAGAGAATAAGTGAGCAAGGAAGAGAATACTGAACACCTGATTAACTCATTAACTTGGTTAGGTAAAAGCATTAGCGAACCGTTACCACCTTTTCCTAAGCCAAAGTGGTATGACAGCGTTGCAAAATGGGAGTTACACTTACTTGCCTGGAAGAAGGGAGTTATCAGTGAGCGTGAGCGCATTATAAAACTGCTAGAGCCACTTGGTTGCGAGGCTAATGGTGTTGAGCATGATTGCCAAAATGGGCTGGGTTACACAACCGCAGCCGACCTTATCGCTCTTATCAAAGGAGAGAAGTAAATTAGTAAACCAATCGTATGCACTAGACCAGGGTGTAGCAGTACTGAGTTTGAAAACAAGATGTTTTTCTGGGTTTGTAAGAAGTGTCGTATTGCTATTAGTAAAGGATAAGTAATGGCTAAGAAGCTGACAACAATCGTGCTAGATGAGCTGACTGAGGCTCAGCAGGTTGCTATTGATATTGTTATGGGCGAGGGCGCTTTGCGTGAGCAAGAGCGTATTCTTGCACTGCTAGAGGATGAACGTAGCAACTGTAAGTGTGAGGAACCTTTGCAGCACTTGGGGCTCCGAATTAGAAAAGACTCGGAGTAGCTTGTGAATTGTCCAAATTGTAGTACAGTTGTTTTAGTGAAGCAGCCCACCGGGCTGTGGACTTGTAGTTCATGTCTATCAAGTTGGATTGGGATTAAGGAAGAATCAAATGCTAGATAACCGAGGAATGCTAGAAGCACTAGAAGGTAGCAGGGATGTGTTTGCGCTACTTGCTGGTATGAAGAAGCAGGCAATGGACGCTGGATTCAGTGAAGAGATTGCTGAGCAAATTGTTCTTGAGATGTTGAAGAAGCAAAGCGCATGAGCTCGCTAGTTAGTCAAGGGGATCTTGACAAGATTAATAAAATTACTCGTCTTCATGACGAAGCCTTCTGGCATCTACATGAGTTCGATAGTCATGCTAAAAGCAGTGATGGGCGTGTATCTATAAGTCTAAATATGGGTACGGTATGGGACCGAGAAAATGGTAACACCTATCCTCGTATTGAAGTGTCTATATATTCTTACGTTGTAGCAACTGAGGGTGGGCGTACTCATGAGTTTGAATCTATTGATGAGGCCTTAGCTGCTGTAACTGAATGGCACTCAAAGGCGCTGGCGTACAACCCTACCCCTGAAGAGATTGCAGAAGTAGATGCTTTTGCGATTGAGATGTGGGATGCTATTAAAGATAGAGTTATTGTTATAGATGCTAGTAAGAAAGACGGAGAATAAAATGGATGAGATCGAAAGCGCAGATGTGACTTTGTTTGAAGACAAGGCAGCTATCTTGGCTGACCTTTGGCTCAACTATCGGGAAGACGAGAACTTCACAGAGTTCATTGCGTACAATGACTTAGGCCTACCTTTGGCATACGCAATCGCAAATGGGATTGTAGAGAGCACCGAAATGGCAGCTCGATTTGTTGAAGAGACTTTTGAGTTACTAGTAGATGGTCTAGATATCGAGGACACTGGGTTCGAGACTTTGGACGACATGCTTGAGGCTGTAGACATTTAATGGCTGGTGTTAGTAAGTTCGGCTGGTGTATAACTGGCCATCATGACATATGCATTGTCGAATTTACTGGGCATAGATGTGGCTGCACCTGCCATGGTGGCGTTGAAGAGCCTGTCGTAGAAGAAAATACGTAGTGTAGCATAGTTTGCTAAAGTAAAATCAAGAAAAATAGAGGGGGCTATTGTGCTGTATTTGGAATGTAGCATAGTTTAGGTCTAATTACATTACCGTCCAGTGCCTCCCGTTGTAGTCTATTGTGCTCTATTGCTGTCCGTTGATGTCTATTGATGTTTATTTGTGTATTGAAATGCTTGTTTGGTAGTACACTAGTAGAAATAGTTCAAACGGAAGAGATCCTAATGCGCGAGAGCCAGATTCGTAAGATCCAAAAGCAGCGACACATGAGCGACATTATGGTCATGATTCTAAGTAATGGAATTTTTAAGAATCTGAATGAGCGTGACCGTAAGAAGCTGGCAGAATTAATCTACAAGGCCGAGATTGTCGAGATGCATATGCGCGACAAGAGCCTAACCCGCGTAAACGAATCGTTCCAAGACATTGTTCAGGCGCTCATGGCAATGGATTTGGATGATGACGAAGACGACGAGTTTGACGATAAGCTTTAAAAATCCCCGCAACATGTACTAGAATGAAAGCGCATTGAAAAATGTTTTCCTTTCGTAGGGTTGTTGGGTAAAAGAAAGCCCCCGGTGTTTAGCCGGGGGTTTTCCTTTTGACATGGAAGGGTTAGGGTTACGGAAGCTCGATGATCTTGGTCCAGGTGAGCTTACCGAAGACGCCATCAGCCACAAACTTGTTCTTCTTCTGAAGAGCAACTACAGCCTTAACTGTCTTAGGGTCGTAGACGCCAGTAACGGTTAGCTTCAACTTACGCTGTACATATGAAACGTAGCGGTTCTTAGCTCCAGGAGCTAGCTTCGGGTACTTAGCTAGGTCTAGGTTCATCTCGCGAGATAGCTCATCTAGGTAGTCAATAACTGGTGCAGCAGCAACTGGTGTTTCGGCAACTGGTGCAGCAGCCTTTGCGGCAGCTGGTGCGGCAGCGGTAGCAACAGCCGGGGTAGCCGGGGCAGCAGCTGGAGCTGGCTTTGAGTGTGCATCGATCCACTTGAATGGGTCCATAAGCTGGCTACGGTCTGCAAGGTGGCAGTTCTTTACGCGGCCCATGGCAACATGAAGATGGGCACCGGTGCTCGCAGAACCGCTCGGGGTCTTCTTACCGCCACCAACTTTACCTACAACCTGACCCATCTTGACTACTTCTCCGACATCAACGGCGGCAGTCTTTGGTGCGACGTGCGAGTACTGTGTATAGACGCCATCTGCTGCTAGTACTTCTACAACCCAGCCTAGAACGTTAGACCAGAAAACCTGGGTGACTTTACCGTCGCAGAATGCTTTGATAGGGCTGAGTTCCTTTGGAGCCCAGTCGCCTCCGCGGTGTGGACGGCCATTACGATATGGTGCTAGATTGCCAAATTCATCGCCACGCAGTTTCTTACCGAAGAAGTCGGTGTACTGTACGTAAGGCTTTGGCTTTGCTGGTGCTTTAGGTGCTGCAGCCATGGTCTCTCCTTGTTATTTGTTTGTTGGAAGTTATATTAATTTTACCGCTGAGCCCATTCGCTGAGTTTAGCGAGGGCGTAGTCCTTACGGCGACGTTCCATATATGCTTGCTGGAACCGCTGAGTCTCTGTGAGACGTCGCGCGTAGTCGACTGGTCTTGGGTATGGGTTTGCTACTGTGCGTAGCGGTCTTGCTCGGTAATACACTCCGGCAGCTTCATAAGCTTCCTTGCGTAGTTCCTTACTGTTTAGCTCCATATAGAACCTGAGATACATGAAGAATCTTTTCATGAGCCAATTTTACCAGGGTGCTTATGTAGGTAGTCGTGAACTGCTTTGTGAAAGATGTCGCGCTCTACTGACCACTCAAGTTTGTCACCGTTCTCTATCTGAGCACGGTAAATCATCATGTAAGCGTATTGCCTCACGTCAGGAGTGATGTCGTGTGTTAGGCGACATTCTTCGGTTGGTTCGTTATTACTCGTTGTCATCTTCTGGCTTCTCGTAACGAAGTGGGAAAGTGATTACCCAGATCGCAAGTACTACGAGAATAAGGTTTCCGGTCAGTTCTTTAGCTGAGCCTTCGAGTACGAGCCATGCAACGACCATTCCTAAGAGGGTCCAAGCCTGGTCGATGATGTCTTTGAAAAGTGATACTAGGAAGTTCTTCATTGCTATTTATTCTTTCTACTTGAGTTGGTTGATTCTTTACGTGATCCGCCAGAAGCTCCTCCGCCTCCACCGGAACTTGCGGCTGCTGATGATGCTGCACCTGCGGCACCTGCAGCGGCAGCAATAGCTGCGTTACCAGCAACAACGGCTGCAACAACTGTCTCTTCTGCTGTTTTACGAGTCTCTGGAGACATGTCAGCGCCTGCGTTACCAAGGAAGTTAATCGCGTCAACAAGGGCTTCAGCGCCTGGGATGGCTGCAAGTTCTGGGCTTAGAACAATGTCATCCGCTGCTGCTGCAACGTAGAGTGCGTCAAGGGCTTGCTCGTATTCTGCTGAACCCTTCTCTGCTGTCTCGAATGTTTGAAGTGCAGCTTCCTTCAAGGCCTCTGCTTGCTGTGGAGTTAGGTCAGTGGCAACAATCTCGGTAAGGTCGATCTTCGTTAGAAGTTCGGCGCTGATGATTTCTGGAAGCTGTTCGGCAGAAGTAATCTCTTCTTCTTTTACAACTGGCGGTTCAGGCTCTACTGGTGTAGGCTCTGGAGCAGGTTCAGGTATAACAACAGGAGGTTCAGGTGTCGGTTCAACAACAGGTGGTTCAGGTACTACTACTGGCGGTTCTGGTTCCGCTGGTACCGTTGGTTCTGGTGTTGGCTCTACTGGTGGCTGTGGAGTGGGAGTCGGTTCTGGTGTTGGCTCTGGTTGCGGTTCTGGCGACGGACTTGGTGCTAAAGGCAAAGTTGGCTCTGGCTGTGGAGTCGGAGTAGGGGTAGGGTCAACTACTGGGTCTAGTGTTGGAGTAGGGGTTGGCTCCGGGATTACGATTGGCGGGATCACGGGTGTTGGCTCTGGAGTTGGGATTGGTTCATAGTTGACTACAAAGATGAGAACCTTAACTGTGCCACCTGCTGGGTCTCCATATCGATTGTCTGAGTCAATCGTGACGGAGGTCTGTCCGCTGGCTAGCTGAGTTAGTTGTGATGAAACTTCGATGCCACGTGAACCGTCAGCCGGGTCACCGTACCAAGCAGTGACGCTTACAATCCTCTGTCCTGCTGGAGCAATGACTTCAATAGATGAACCCTCTCCTAGTAAGGTAGCTCCCTCTGGAATGAATGGCGTTGGAGTAGTAGGCTGAGGGGTCGGCTCTGGAGTTACAACTGGTTCTGGGGTAGGTTCAACGGTTGGTTGAGGAGTCGGCTCTGGCGTTGGGGTTTGTATAGGGGTTGGTTCTGGGGTAGGTGTGACTGGCTCTGGAGTTAGTACTGGCGGAGTCTCGACCTGAACAACGCCATACTCTTCAAGCGTGGCAATCTGGCCGTTAGTTAGTCGAACTCCAGTACGAGTCTGACCTTCGTAGGTTGGACCTGTTAGGGAGTATGAGATGGCTACTGTTCCGTCAATGTTGATGGCGGCAACAATATTAATGTTCGTTGGTTCTGTAGCATTCTGTAGCCAAATCGGACGAGCCGAGATGTCTACCTGAAAACCTCCGTCAGATGCGCGAATGATTAGGTGCTCGTCTGAGCGCTGGTTAGGGTAGACAACCCAGTCCATGGAGTATAGGGAGATAGATGGTGTCTGTGGATAGGTCCAGTAGGTTCCATCTGGCTTTCCGAATGTGATGACTGAGTTCGTTGTAGCGTAGACGTTGCTGTACTGCACTCCGTCAAAGGTAACAGTGGTTGTCAGTGGTATCTGGTAGGACGAGTCATCGCCACCGGGGGTAGTAACTACAACAACTACCGGCTCTGCAGGTGCTGGCTCTTCAGCCATCGCTGAGGTTGCAACCGCTATAGGTGCGAATGCTAGAAATGCTGCTAGGTATAGTCTTATAGACTTACGCGCTAGTTTGGTGTTGAACAAATGAGGCTCCCGTAGGTAGACCTCTCCCTCTACTATTTTACCATTTGCCTGTTGAGTTGTTAGGGTGCTAGGGTGTAGAGTGTAGGGTATAAACCCTTAAAAGGAGATGCGAAATGGTAGTTTCATTTGTAATTGACTGGACGTCAGTCTGGATTGGCGCTGCTGTAACAGTGGCCCTAGAGTTCGTAGCGTTGGTTATTGTGGCTTCGGTTACTTACCGTAAGCAGAAGCGTTCTAGTAAGCGCCGTGTGCTGTAGTTTGACTTAGCTAGCCCTTAAACCCTCTTGCCTTCGGCAAGGGGGTTTTTGCTACTCGTCTTCGTACTCTTCTTCTTCTTCTTCATGATCTTTCCCCCACGCCATTCGTCTTACGGTGTGGAGAAGGTCTACTACTTCAATGGTGAGAGCCTCTGTAGCTAGAAGAAGGTCTGCTTTGTGCTCTGGGTCTTCTGGGGAGTCTAGTTCGTAGTGCGTCTCTTGGACTGCGTACTGGCATAGGGTGAGCCTGTGGAGAGCGCGTTCTAGTGGACTGCGTGGGTCTGGTGTCGAAACCTCGTACGGCTCTAGCGTCATGAAACTATTGTAAAACAAAACTAAACAATCGTAAGGAGCTGGGATATGTAAAGCAACTTCGAATGAAGGTTCGTTGGAAGTTAAGTGGAAAAGTGGATAGTTTTTAAAAACTTTTTAAAATGAAAAAAAAGTAGAGGGCCCTATTTTAAAGGGATTCCGGGGAGGGAAGTATAGCATAGGGAAAGGGGGAACTTAGCAGGGTTTGAAGTGGAGATGCAAAAAGGTATTAGCAAGAAAATCTTGGCGGTTATTGTTTTTATTTGCTAATAGATGGGAAAGTATTAGCAAGAAAAAAGAAAAGTTAAGTGGAAAAATCTGCTAATACCGACGTCTTAAACGTATTAAATTAATTAACTAGCTGTTTTAGTAGTACGCGCGTAGTAATTCTTTCCGGGGGTAGTAGTAAAAACAGCCAGTTCATTGAAATAATTTGTTTAAGTAGTGATTTAAGTTCTAATTAACTTGAAAATAAGATAGAATAAGAGTTGAAACAGAGATAAACTGTGCAGAACAGCAGGATAAGAAAACTGTGTATTTGACATTTGATTTGTCAAGTTTGCATTTAGGAGTTGGAAATGGAAGTTGGAATGGGACTGGTTGGAAAGAATGGGTCGGAAGATCCTTTTGCTTTCTTTGACTTCACGGAGACGGAAGTTGAAGAAGAGATGGAACGAGTGACGGCTGCAGCAAAAGCACGCGGAACTGTTTGTATGTGTGGACATCCTTCAGGGCGTCATACAGAAGAGGTTGGCGTATACAGTTGCTCGGCTGGTAAGTACACTTGCCCGTGTAAGAAGTTGAAGCCGGTTATAGAAGTTGATAACGCAAGAATCTTCCTACGTAAGACTACGGGACCTGGAACTCAGCATGCCTTGGCTCAAGGAATGTTGAGTGCAATAAAGGCTGGTCAGGAAATCTCGTGGCTTATCGAACAGAAGTGCGACAAGTGTGATGTCCCTGGGGCAGTAGCACCATGTCCTGTAAATCAACGTGGAGTAGTTATGGATGAGGCAACTGGGTATGACGTGTTGCTTTGCCGTGATTGCCGTTAGTTAGTTAGTTAGGAGTTAGAAATGTTTAAGAATGAAGCAGCACGAAAGATCGAAGAGCATATTGCATTGCTTGTTGACTACGATGTTCTGGACGCAAGGGTGGCGGATACGCTCACTGAGTATGTCTGGAAGATTATTGGCGAAGTAGATGAAGTCGTCAATGTTGACAAGGATGAGGAACAGGCTATAAGCTTGGCTGGTTGGGAATGGATTTTAAAGAACTACAACAACCAAAATGAAAACGAAGATGGAGAGAACAATGGGAATCTTTAACAAGATTATTAAGAAGCTTCGCGGTGGAGCAGCAGCACCGAATGAGCATGGCCCAGCAGTACAGGCTGCAAAGCTACGCGCTAAGGAAGTAGCAGCAACGGATGCTTTGATTGACAGTGCAAAGCCAAAGGTAAAGGTTCAGGTTGTTAAGGCAACTGTTGGAACTAACCCAGGTTGTGCATGTGGCGGTCAGTGTGGTTGCAAGCCAAAAACTGCGCCAAAGACTAAGGCGGCAGATACTTACACCGCTGAAGTTAAGAAGGCTGCCGTCAAGAAGGCAGCAACTCCTGCACCTAGTGCAAAGAAGCCAGTAGCTAAGACTACTGAGAAGAAGATTGCGATTGCTAAGGACTTGGCAGATGAGCCAGTCGTTGCTAAGAAGCCAGTTGCTAAGAAGCCTGCACCAAAGAAGGCGAAGTAGTCATGGCAAAAAGGGAAGTAGCTGACTATATTTTGGTTTCAGCAGGATCTGCAGAAGAGTTGACTGTTCATACTCATAACCACATTATTGACGATTACGAACCATTTGGTGCACCATTCTCGGCAACATTTCATGACGGCAGCATTGGATTCTATCAAGCTGTGGTTAAGTATGCAGATCGATACTAATAAGCCAGCCCCGAAAAAGAAGTAAGGGCACAACTCCGTAACCTAACTAAGGTTGCCTTAAACGGAGTTGCAGAAACGGGTCCACCAACTTGCGGTGTGGGCCCGTTTTTGTTATGCTGGGGGAATGAGTGAGATTATGCCAGAGGATTTGGTTACGCGGGAGGAAGCAGCGAAGGCTGTGTATGTGACCGAAGCGATGGTGTCGTACTGGACTCGCAAGGGTCGGGCGAATAAGTACTTTGTTCTAGGGAACAAGAAAGAGTTTCTCGTAAGCATGGCTGAGATTGTTTACGCAAGTCATTGGCGTGAGAATGAGATTGCCAGGATTACATCAGGGGAGTATGACTCAGTAGGGCGAATGATTACTCGGGCTGAAGCAGCAGAGTTGCTGTATGTGTCCGAGCCTCAGATTAGCAACTACTGTCGACGTGGATATTTAACTAGGCACTACCTGCTAGACAATAAGAAAACTTACTTCCTAGAACTTGATGAAGTTCTGCAAGTTACAATGAAGCGAAAGAAAGTCGAAGAGAAGCGCGTCCATGATTTGAAGATGCGCTACTGGGAGAATCCATTTCCACGAGATGAGCGAGGGCAGCGATTTGTCAAGCACGGATGAGCCAATGGTTAAGATTACGGTTGCAGCAGATGAGGTCGGAGTCTCGTACAAAACTTTGTACAACTGGATTGAAGACGGCTCGCTTCCATTAGCCCACCCCGGCTATGTGAGGATGTCGGATGTCCACCGAGCCATGATGATTAAGCAGAACACTAAGTCCAACTGGTCTCGTAAGAATGCCAGTTATGTAGCCCGAGATGTAAACGGTAGGTTCAAGTTGCTCAATGGAAAGCTCAACGGCAAGTAGTAATGTAGCAGGCTTGACGGATTAGTCAAAGAGGGTAACTTGTTACTGCAAGGAGCAAAACCCTTCCGTCTCCCTATCCACGCGCTAAAAAAACTTTTCAAGCTTCGTTCTCTCCGAACTCAACTTCGAACGAGTATCGTAAAATTAATAGGACGGTGGATCGTTTGCAAGTCCTCTCCCCGGTTGAATGGTCCACCGTCGCTTAACAACTAACTTCCAACGGAGAGAACCGACGAACGATGTTTGACAAAGAAGACGAAGACGAACTTCCCGAAATCCAGGATGACGAACCGATCGATCTTAGGGTTGACCTAAGCGGCCTGGGTATAGACGAAGTTGATAAAGGCGTCTGCGAGGACAACTACACTAACCGTGGTATACTTCGTAAAGCTCGCATGTCCTGGGATCCGGTCTACTCAACTAACGGAGTACCTACCGGACTGATTAGGGCCCGCTCTCAAGAATCAATGGCCGAGCGTCGCTTGATGACACTTGCCGAGAAGCGGCCAGTGCTTTCAGTTCCAACGGATAATAACTCCGACTACCTAACCGGCCTGGATCTACTAGTTGAAGAAGCATCGGATTATCTAGTTCCGCCTTGGGTTATCCACAGTACCCGCCTCTATCTCAAAGAGCAGGAGAATGGTGGTCCGGCGAGCGCTAAACGTCAACCACTTGCCCAACCTCATCGATGCCGACAGATCAAGAGCGACGGTATCCGCTGCCTACTTTGGAGTTCGGGACGTCCAAAGGATGACGGCCTGTGTAGAGTACATTTGCGATCAGCGAAACATAAGACATCCGATGACATCGAACGAGCTCGTACGAAGTTGATGCAAGCTGCACCTTACGCAGTTGACAAGCTTGAAGATCTAATGATGAACGCAGAGAGTGAACCGGTTCAGCTCAAAGCTGCAACGGAGATCCTTGACCGAGCTGGTGTACGTGGTGGTGTTGAGATCGACACGACGGTGAACATTGATGTGCGGCCAGCAGCTTCAGTAATAGCCGAGCGACTTGACCGTCTTGCTCAAGGAGCGATCGCAAATGCTGCTAGACTAACCGCAGCTACTGAAGAAGTAGTTGACGCTGAAGTTGTAACGGAGCCTGCCAAGAATGAATGAAGAACTTAACCAAATAACGGAAGCGGCCCGCGCACTTTACACGAACCTAAAAGCGGATATCCAGAATGCCGGTACCCGCGTCGAGCACATCAGATTAACCGCACTGACTCAGGAAGCTGCGAATCTTCTAACGGAGCTCGAGAACATGGGATCAGCTTCCAACGAAGAGTCTTCTGCAGCATAACGGCCAACACTGTGATAGACTTCACACGTGAACAGCTCAGCTGAAGTTTTTGTCCAGACGGCCCGGAAGTATGTTGGTTATACTTCCGAGCTACTTGGGCGCAACAGTTTCGGCGAGCGCGTAGGTTATAACACGACGGTCTGGTCTGGGGCATTCATTGATGTGATCGCCCGGGAGAGCGGCCTGGACATACCGTCATTCGTTTATAGTCCTGCAGCGCTCGCCGAATTCTTACGTAACGGCCAGGTTGTAAAGACACCGCGGCCAGGGGACATCGCGATCTTTAACTTCGCATCAACATCAACACATGCGGCGAGCGCCTTCAATAGCCCGCACTGCGGGATTGTTACTGACGTCCGCCATCTTTCAACCAACGGTCAGTTCGTTACAGTGGAAGCTAATACGACGGGTACCCAATACCAGCAGCAAGACGGAATCTACGTAAAGCTTCGCCATCTAACGGATGTTGTTACCTTCTGCCGGCCTGCCACTTTCAACGGACCTGTTCGTAAGTTGTTAGCAGCTGCCCGCCGATCCGGCCTGCAACTTCTAACGAAGGTTAAACGGATCTTCAACCAGGAGCTCAAGCTCGAGCTAGATCAGATCCAGGAAGCGGCCAGCTTACAACCAACGGTTGATATAAAGATGATCCGGCCTGCAACTAAGAACAAGCAGATAGCTGCAGTGCAGCTCGCACTTTCAACGGTTGTTGATTTGATCGGAGCTGAGCAAGGAAAGTGGGACCAGGTCACGGCGAGCGCCTTCGCTAGGTTCCAACGAAACATTGGACGTGTCGGATCGGATGCATCGGGGATGCCAGATCTACAGACTTTGCAACGGCTGGCTAAAGACACCGGCATGTTCCAGGTAAGCTAGCTCCAACTTCTAACGAAGAGATGGAAGCTGCGGCCCGCCCCTAAGGCCGGCTTGCATTCTGAACCAGGTCCTGCTAACATCGACGTATGAAACAATTCACATACCACGTAAACTGCAGCGGACTCTGTACTGTAGACCGGATCACGATCCAAGCTTTCAACGAAGAAGACGCTGTTCAGAAGTTGCTAGCTGCGACACTGAACGGCGAGCACTTCAGTAACCCGCGGCTTGAACGCGTCGAAGGAAGGGACTAACCATGGCTAAAGGCAAGGAAGCAATCGCTGCAGAGAAGCGACGGAATGCTGAGCTACTAGAGAAGCAATCAGAGTTGATGATTCGGATCGCAGAACTTAAGACGGAGAACGTCACCCTTCATGAGAAGGTGCGGGCCCTGGAAGTGCAGCATGATCGAGCAATTAGAACCGGCACGCTTCTCACTGAACGCGACGAAGCCATCGCGCAGGCAAACGGCATGCAAGATGAACTTGCGATGTGGAAGGCCCGCGCTATCATGTTTGCTGAAGCTGCAGTGTCCGAAGAAAATGTCAACACGATCAAACTTCCAGTCGAAGCTTTCGGAGTACTTGCGGACCTCGGACTAGCGCCTGAGGCACTGAAGAGGAATCGACAGCAGCGACGTTCAGTCAAGTCCGAGGCCAGGTTCCAAAAGCAGGAGCGGCTAGCCCGCGAATATCACAAGCTGGAGAAGACTGTTCCAATGATTGACATTTAATCATCGGCATGCTAAGCTGAACAAACAACCAACGAAAGGGGATCCCCATGGATCGCGAAGAAGTAGCAGTAATACTAGACACTCTGATCAAACAAGCGGAGCGTGCACTGCAGGTTTTGGAAGACGAGACCGACGATCGAATTCAGGCACGCGTACGTGTGATGACCACTACGGTCACCGACCTACAGAACGAGGTGCACTAATGCAGTCAAAGCATGTTAAAGCGGTACCCGACGAGCTGCGCTTCTGTGCGGCATGCGGATACGAGGGCTCGCCAAACGCTGGCCCGTCCGATGACCTTCGCTTCTACGGGACTGAACTACTTCACCCGATATGCCGCGAAGAGATGGGGTTCCTGCTAACGGAGTTCACCAAGGCGGGCTCGGTTACTGAGGACGACGCAGCGGACCTATTGCGACGGATCCAGCTCTAACTTCCAACGAACGGCATGCGGCGAGCGCCTCTCCAAATCAACATCTCAGTAACGGGGTAACATAACCTCATGAGAAGTTTAGAGATCCACGTATTCGAGACCGATGCCGATTTGGATAGCGGCGTGCTTGGCGGCCTGCTGACCGTCGAGGACCTAGATGCCGTAGCATGCACTGCGTGCTTGGACGAAGTCGGACACACTAACGGATCCTTCGTAAGCTACACGACTGTGCTTGATGACGTCGATCAGTGGTACCTTTGCATTCCATGTACTGGAGCAGTACTCGAGCCATCAGCTGCAGCGATCGATGAACCGATCTATCTTCTTGACGTCGACGACGAGGAATTCGAAACTTTCGACCTAACGGATGACTAGCTAGTAGCTCAGCTCCTTCCCAACTTCCAACGAAGCCTGGGACCTGAATGCTGAATTTAGTCCCGTATTCATTTTTTCAATACACGTATTCATTTTTTCACAAGAGCAAAACACCCGCTGCGTGATTTGACTCGCCGAACCTTTTCTGCTAAGTTTGACCTAAGCAATGAAAGGACGGAAAAATGCACGTTGCGCACATACTGCTTGTTCAAGCAGACTCAGCAGAGGACGCCTTTGAGAGGGTCGAAAGCGAACTATCACCAACTGACTATGGAGTTCGACCAGAGTGGTCAGACTGGCACAATGCCAACAACTCAGCAGAGATGAACTTTGCTGGTCGTTGGACTGGTTCATTCTTCAAGAGCGATAAAGAGGACGAGCCAAACCCAAACCACCTTTGCTACGCAGATGACAAGGCGCTCGCAGAAAGTGTTATCTCTGACCAGTTAGCCATGCGTGACGCGGAGATTGCCAACATTAGAAAGAACATGGTTTCAGACCTTTCTACTGTCACAATCAACCACTACGCAGAAAAGTGGAACATGGATTACTGGTATACCCAGAAGTTCCTCAAGTTGGCAGATAACGAGTGGACTCCAGACTCATACATTTATGACCTAGAAACCAGCACAGCGTCACTTCACTGGTTCATGGAGCGTGTCATGCTCGTGCCAAAGAAGCAGTTTCTGGTTCCTGTGGACTTCCATTATTAGAAGTGGAGAAGTGGTGATACACTTTTCTTATGAAATCAATAGACAGATTTACAACTAAATACAAAATCAATCTAGAAACAGGCTGCTGGGACTGGATAGCAGGGACATCGGCTGGGTATGGAGCGTTCGCGTACGAGCGCGGCAAAAAAGCCCATAGATTCTCGTACGAATACCACAACAACACCATTCTCGGCGAACTGACTATCGACCACTTATGTAGGAATACACTGTGCGTAAATCCAGAACACTTAGAGGCAGTACCTAAGGGGGAGAACTCTAGGCGCAGAAATCTCAACCACACCTATAAGAAAAAAGAAGTCTGTAAGAATGGACACTTCATAGGAAAAAATGAATACGTCAGACCAGATGGCTACTCTGAGTGCCTACTATGTAGGAGTGATAGAGGTAAGGCTTATAGGGAGAAGCATGGAGACGAGCATAGAGCCAAACTTCGTAAGTATTACCACGACAAAAAAAATAAATAAAAAACTTTCAAAATAGACTTGACACTTCGAACGAATGGTGTAAAGTTATCAGTAGGTGGAAATCACCACCCAAAAAGTAAGGACGGAAAATGACAACAATCGTTGAGCCAGTAGTCGAGACAGGTAAGCCAGCAATCGCTGGTGTTGGTATCTATCTCGAACTCGTGCCAAAGGGCGACAACCCACACAACAAGACCACCCAGATTTTGTTTACCCCACAAGGTATGACAGAAAAGGGTCAGCCAGTAGGACTCGCCATGATTTCTCGTGAGGTCTCAACTTGGTCGCCACGCAAGCAATGGAGGCACAACTTCTCTCGCTTGACAGCAGAGCAAGAAGCACTCGCACCAGCAGACCAAGCACTCGCACTAATCGCTCGTTTCGAGACTTCTCTCAAGCGTGAGATTTACTATGGCTACGAACTACGCAACAAGCCAATCGTTTTCGAAGTTACCAACCTAGACCTCGCCGAGGTTCTGGACTGGAAAGCACCTGCTTCGGCACTACGCCGAATCCAAAAGGCACGAGTATCTCTCGGCTTTCCAGAGAAGTTAGTTTAGTCAAGGAATAGGACGGAAAAATCATGACTACAACCACAGCAACCCCAGCACCAGCAACACGCTCAATGGACACCATTGAGGTAGACGAACTGTTCGCCAATCTGACAGGTATGCTTTTCAGCGTGGCTGTTCAGGACAAGGACGCAAGTCTCAAGTCTCCAAATCTCGACTCCCTAATGCCACCTGCCGCTCGTGCTAATCTTAGAGCAAAGGCTGGCACAGGACAGGTAAAGGTAGCGAAGAAGTCAATGGTCAATGTTGAAGCACTAGAGGGTGTCGAGAAGTATCCTCGCCCAAATGGTCAGGATTACTACGCTCGCCCTTGGGGTGAACACACAGACATCGAGGTTCTCCGCAAGGCTCGAACTGCTGACCAGTTTGTTCTCCTCTATGGTGCGCCCGGAACTGGTAAGACTGCCGCTGTTGAAGCAGCGTTCCCAGACGAACTTTACACAGTCTTGGGTTCAGGCGACACCGAAGTTTCTGACCTCGTTGGAGGGTATGTTCAGACTCCAAGTGGCGGCTTCGAGTGGGTGGACGGTTCTCTCGTTCGCGCCGCCGAAGAGGGTAAGGTTCTTCTCATTGACGAGATTGGTCTCATTGACCCAAAGGTCTTGTCAATCGTTTATGGTCTCATGGACGGACGCAGGGAATACACCGTCACAGCGAACCCAGAGCGCGGAACTGTCAAGGCGAAAGAGGGCTTCTATGTAATCGCCGCGACTAACCCAAATGCCCCAGGAGTTCGCCTATCAGAGGCGTTGCTATCTCGCTTCTCACTCCAAGTTGAAATGACAACTGACTGGGGTCTTGCCAAGAAGTTGGGCGTTCCAGTAATCGCTGTAACTGCCGCGCAGAACCTTGCGAAGAAGCAGAGCAATGGAGAAGTTTCTTGGTCTCCACAAATGCGTGAGTTGCTCAACTTCAAGACAGTCTCGACCTTGTTTGGTTCGAAGTTCGCTGTCGAGAACCTCGCAGGTTCAGCACCAGAACTTGACCGTTCTGTTGTGGTAGATGTTCTGACCCGAGTGTTCGGCGAAGAAGTCAAGCCAGCCAAGATTTAGCAACACCGTCCGTTGCTAATCGGGGAGTGTCAAAAAAGTTTTCGAATGGACTTGACACTCCCCACCCACTTATGCTACTTTGTTGGTAGGACGAAACACCAACACGAATAAAGGACGAAACATGGCACACTTATCTAGACTCTCAACTCGCACGAGTTCAACTCCTGTCGAGTGGCTCAAGACCTGTTCACACATTGGCGAAGTTGCTAATGCTTGGGCTGGTCGTGGAGACCTTGCTGTCTACGCTGGCGAGGACGCTGGCATGGGCGAGGCACTTGCTTGCTTCATTATCGAGACAGCAGAAATCGAAATCAACCTACCAAAGGCTTTTGGCAAGGCGACCACTCCAGAAATGGTTGGCGACCTACGCTTGCGCGAAGTTCAGTATGACTGGGCAGAGCCAGTTGGCGTTATCTATCACGAGGCACTTCACGCTCGTTACACCACTTGGAACATGGAGGCACTCAAGGAGAGTCCAAAGGTCGAGATTGACGCTTTCATGTTGCTAGAGGAGTCACGCATTGAAGCACGAGGCGCACGACTAATCCCAAGTAACAAGTTGTTCTTGCGCTCGTCTGCCCTTGGTCTCTCGATTGGTGACATGGCAGAGGCTGTCAAGGACATGAGCGAGGTCTGGGCGACTGCCAACCTCGCAGGTCTGGCACTTGCTCGTGTAGACGCTGGCGTTCTCGAAGCGAGTGATGTCACGATTATCGAGGGCAAGGTTCTCGAGATTCTGGGCGAGGACTTGCTTGGCAAGTTGCGTTCAGTCTGGGTTCGCTTTCAGGCACTAGAGACTTCACAAATGGAACAGGGCAAGGCACTCGCTCAAGAGTGGGTCGAGTTGCTACGCGAGGCAGACCCAGAGGGCGAACCTCAAGAGGGTGGCGCAGGTGGCGCAATGTCACAGGCACTCCAAGACTTGATTGACGCGCTTGGCGAGGCTGCTGGCGATACTGCTGTTCAGGTCTCGATTGACATGGGCGACCAGCAGGATTCAGAGGAACGCAAGGCAGAGGCAGAGGAACGCGCCAAGGAAAGCAAGCGACAGAACGACAACAAGCAGGAGTCGCGCGAAGTGTTCACTCGCTCGAATGGCTCGACTGGTTCTGGGTCAGATTCACGACTCCAAGAACAGCGCAACCCAACTGGACACGAACGCGCCGCCGCTGTTCAGATTGCCAAGATGTTGGAAAAGGCAAAGTATCGTGAACGCTCGCTCACCGAAATCAAGAGCCACGCGCCACAGGGTCGCCTCAAGGCTCGCGTTGCTATTCAGAACGCCGCCGCGAAGTCGCGTGGAGTTCGTGAGACACAGCCAGCGTGGGTCGCCAAGAAGCGCAAGCACACAGACGACCCGAACCTAAGCATTGGTGTCATGGTGGACATTAGCGGCTCAATGAGTTCGGCAATGGAGGCAATGGCAACTACGGCGTGGGTCATGGGAGAAGCAGGTCGCCGCGTTCAAGCCAAGACCGCAATGGTCTACTTCGGCTCGGGAGTGTTCTCGACTCTCAAGGTCGGTCAGAAGTTGGACAAGGTTTCGGTCTACTCCGCGCCAGACGGAACGGAGAAGTTTGACAAGGCGTTCAAGGCACTAGACGGCGAGTTGAACCTGACCTACGGCGAGGGTGTTCGTATGTTGGTCGTTGTATCAGACGGACAGTTCACCAGCGTAGAAATGGAAAAGGCTCAAGCCGCGGCTCGCCTTTGTGACCGCAACGGAGTCGCGCTTCTTTGGATTACGCCAGAGGCTTGCTGGAGTGGCAAGGGTCAAGCCTTGCTCAACGGCACGAGCGGCGTGGTTCTGGACAAGATGAAAACAGACGAGATTGCGCTCGCTATCGGTAAAGCCGCCGCCGAAGCACTCGGTAAGGTGGGTTCAAAGTTCTAGGATTCCACTAGCGCAACGGTAGGCTTTCGGGTTCGTTCATGCCCGCCTCCTTTCCCTATCGGCTACTGGATAGAGACCCTCGACAGATTCGTCCCTGTCGGGGGTTTCGCACTTTCGGCGAGCGCAGGTCGTATTCATTTTTTCATTCTGTCTTTCGACTTCTGACGAAAGATGTTTGACACTCGTTTGAAGTATGCTAAGTTTGAACTATTCCTAGAAAGGGGAAAACAGAAATGCCAAATCACGTTTGGAACAGCATTGGGGTTTCAGGGGCTATCGCTGACATTGAAGCGTTCGTTGCTAAGGCTGGCAAGCCACACATTACAGAGTTCAAGGGCAAGCGTTATCAGGACGAAACTGGCGCTTGGAAGTATGACCCAGAGATTATTGACACCCACGAGGACACAGACCCATTCTCATTCTGGAACTTCATAAAGCCAGACGACGAGATTCTTCCTGTCTACTTTGGACACGAGAAGTCAGAGAAGCCAGAGGGCTACGAGGGCTGGGACTTCGCGGAGAAGATGGCGCACGACCTCAAGTTCACAGGCAACAACGCATACGACTGGAACGTTCGCAACTGGGGAACCAAGTGGGACGCATACGACCAGACCTTCGACGGCGTGACAACTGACGAAGCGATTGGAAAGGCGAGTGCGACTTACAGTTTCAATACGGCGTGGAGTATCCCAGTTCCAGTATTTGAAGCACTCTGCGAACAGCACCCAGAGTTGAGTTTCTCGTTTGAGTCGGAGGAGGAACAGGGCTGGGGCGCGACTTACGAGTCAAGCGCGGTAGACGACCCAGAGGACGGCGAGCCTACATCCGCACTACTTCTCATCAGCGAGTGGGACATCCCTGAGAGCCACGCAGAGTTGGTAGCCCGAGGGCGAGAATGCCACTGCGAGTATGACGACGACGAGGACTCGTGGTATGACGACTGCCCTCGTGAAGAACGAGTGTTCACCGTTGTCGTTGAGCAGACTTTCGTGGTCAAGGCGACGGACGCAGAGAAGGCTTGGGAACTTGCCGAGGAACACCTCAACAAGCCGATTGAGAACTTGCCAGAGGGAGTCGAGCAGTCGGATGAGTATTCGCTGTTCGTCAAGAACCCAGAGACTGGCGAGCGTTTGTATCCGACACTCGGAGGGGGTGAGTAGCGTGGCAACACCAAAGACACCGAAGCCGAAGATGGGCAACGGCGCAACGACTCGTCTGACAGACGGACGACGCAAGTAGCAGAGGGAGAGGGCGAAAGCCCTCTCTTTTCTTTTGCCCCTCGTATTCATTTTTTCGTCATTGCCACGCCGATACACGCCGCGATTTGACACGAGTTTGGAATAGGGTATAGACTACGAGAGTAGTCAACGAGGAAATGCCTCGACTACACAAAGGAGGGGATTGAAATGGCAACTGCCGAACTTCAATCAGCACAGGTTGCTAAGGCGACCACCAGCATTACCAGCACCACAGAGGACAACCTAGTTGTTCTAACCCCTGCGATTCAGAAGCAGGTCAAGGCACTACGCGAGGCTCGCAATGTAGCGAAGCAGGCAAAGGCTCTAGGGGATACAGCACGAGACGTTATCTTGGAGTTCGTGGGGGAGACCACCACCAACCTCGTGGGCGTGGACGCAAAGGGCAAGCGTTTGATTAGCCTCAAGTTGATTCCAAGTTCAGAGAGTTTCGACTGGGCACGACTTCAACTTCAGCAGCCTGAGTTGTTCGAGATGCTCAAAAAGGAATACACCATTCCTCGTGGGGCAGGCGCACCAACTCCACGAGTGGACACGATTTAGTCCACTCACGAAAGTCGCTGGCGAGAGTTCCCCTCTCTCGCTGGCGATTTTTTGTATGGAGGCTGTATTCATTTTTTCATTAGATCCATAACTTCCAACGAATGGTTTGACTTGGAGATAACAAACTGGTAAAGTGGAAGTAACTCAACCAAAGGGGATTCAAATGAGAACCAGAGAATACGACCTCAACGTTTACGTCACAGATGGCGTGGCACGTTTGTCAGCATACGAATACACATATAGCGACAGCGACGACCCTCAGCCAAATGGCACAGAGATGAGCAAGTTCGTCACGTTGGAAGTTCCAATGGACAAAGCACACCACGACGAAGTGGCGTTTCTACTGAGCGACGAGGACTGGCAAGACTCACCAGTGGCAGACTGGCAGGACTACGACAGCCCATGGGAAAACTTGGCGTGGCTAGAGACAGCACCGGCAAGCATAAGAGCGTGGGGAGACGCGCTCGCGGAATACGAGCCGACCACTCAACACGAGTGGGAACTCTACACAATGGACTTGAAATACGGCGAACGGCGAGACGTGAAGTGCCTCAACTGCGACGCGACATACCCTATCTACCGTTTGACATGGGAACAGATGACGGCTAAGGTGTAGGTATGAGAAAAGACATCAAGCAACTACGGATACTCGCAGAGCAACAAGGCTGGAGAGTAGAGCGCACTAACGGCGACCACTTACGGTGGCTCGCGCCAGAGGGTGGCATGGCTATCTACTCGGCAAGCACACCGTCTAATGCTCGCGGAATACTCAACCTCAGAGCGCAACTGCGTAAAGCGGGTCTACATTTAGAGAAGCACGGCAAGCAAAAGGTGAACGCATGAAACTGTATCGGCAAGCACTAGGCGAGGTTCTGCGCGAAGCAAGAACGGTGAGGGGTCAGACCCTGCGACAAGTCTCAACGGCTGCCTCGTGCGCCCTCGGATACCTGTCGGAGTTGGAGAACGGACACAAGGAAGCGTCCTCGGAGATTTTGGAGGGGCTTGCCCGTGCGCTCAAGGTGACGGTGAGTGAACTCGCTATCCGTGCTGGCTTGCGTATAGCGGAGGAGAGTATCCCTGATACCCCTGCCGAACTCTACGAGGAAGCACCGGCCCTCATTCCTCACCGAGGATAGCCTCGGGTGGTAACCCCGTATTCATTTTTTCAACAACCGACACGGCGAGCGCAATACTTGCTTGACGGCTTGCCGTAGGGTATAGTTGGACTATCCAATGAAAGGGGTTGCCAAATGGCAGAGAACATCACAACGGCGGGGCTAGTAGCCACCACACCAAGATACCTAGTCACGGCAGACGGCTTGCCGATTACTTCATTCCGGCTTGCCACAACTTCAAGAAAGTTTGACGCGCGAACTGGCGAGTGGGTTGACGGCGAGGCTAACTGGTATACCGTTACCGCCTTCCACGACTTGGCTATCAATGCGGCAAGCAGTATCGAGAAGGGTCACCGTATTGTCGTTCAAGGCGCGGTTAGAGTGCGCGACTGGGATAACGGCGAGCGAAGCGGAACATCCGTAGAGATTGAAGCCGAGGTCATAGGTCACGACTTGAGTTGGGGAACCGCTGTGTTCACCCGAACCGTCTTGACTCGTAGGGTAGAGAAGCCAGAGACCGTGGGGGTATAGAGACCTTACCGAACAGATAGAGAAAACGCGGGAACTTGCTATCCCGCGTTTTTTCATAGTCGGGGTCGTATTCATTTTTTCAACCGGCACGACACTTCACACTAAGATTTGGAAGTTGGCACGGAAAGTGGTAAGGTTGAACTATCACCGAAGACAAGGGTGAGAAAAGGGAAGAGATGAACGAGATAAAGATTTGCCCAAAGTGTCAGGGCTACATCCCAAACAACAAGACACCGGGGGCATACTCAGGCGCGATTTCACGCCGAGACAACAAGACAGAGATTTGTTCGGCTTGCGGAACTCATGAAGCGTTCGAGGACCTTTTCGCGAAAGAGCGAGTCAATGGCTAAGGCAGAGTGTTACGACTGTGACGCGGAAATTGAAGTCGAAGACTCAACCTATGTCCACCCCTTGTGCGCTGAGTGTCAGAACGAAGCAGACGACTGGCTACAAACACAGATGTTGCTAATGAACTAAAAGTCACGCTCACCGAAAGGTGGGCGTTTCTTTTACGCCGCATCGCGTATTCATTTTTTCACCAACACAGTGGCGATTACTCACAACAACTCACGAATGATTTGATTTTGTCCTAGCAGGGTGATAAGTTTGATTTGTTGCCGAAGTTCAGTAAGCAACGAAAGGGGCAACAAAATGGGTAACAGGGCTTGGATTCAGATTTCAGCAGAGCAGTTTGAAACACCTATCAGCCTTTATGGTCACTGGTCGGGCGAGGACAACCTCACCGCCGTAGTCAAGACCCTAGAGAGTTCAACACGCATTGGGGATGTGTCATACCTCACAGCACAGATTTTCTTCCACTTCACGCAACTAGGTGGCTACACAGGCGACACAGGGTTTGGCATTTCGACAGGCGAAGCCCCTAGCGTAGACGATGTGGACACCGTTTATGTGAACGCTGATAATGGTGAGTATACTTATCAGGGCGTAACTCACCACGAGTTTGCGCTAATGAAGGCTTGAGTCGAGGTCGAGTCCACCACTCCCTTGATTCATTGGGTTAGGGTTAGCCCCCTTTCCCTAACCCCGAACGCCAGTAGATAATCCCCTTATCTACTGGCGTTCACCATTTCTCAGGGATACGAGGCGTATTCATTTTTTCCTCGAGCTCAGACACGACGCAACAACTCACGAATGATTTGACTTGATACGAGTTATGTGTTACTTTTGTATTGCCTTTGAAAAGGCAGAAAGATAAGGGGCAACATGGAAAAGGTATTAGAGATTCGCAAGTTTGAGATTAGCTCAGACTGTTCATGCGAGGTATACGACGAGGACACAGACACGTCTTCACCAAGCGACGAGTGTTTCAACTGTTTCGCCGACGACAAGGATAATTTCAAATACGTGATTCTTCAGCCATGGCTTGAGGCTAATGGTTGGGATGAGGACACAGTTGTTTATGTGTTCAGCGCGAACATGAACTGGAATCACGTCGCGGGATGGACAAACGTCTACGCGAGAGAGGCTATCGACTGCCTAACTTTGAATGGCGAGTTTACCCTTAGTTACAAGTTGGATGGCAAGAACTTGACTTGCGTTCGTTCAAGCCACGACGAACATGGCGCGTTGTTCACGTTCAGTGAGGCACAGAAGGATTATCGCGATGAGTAACCTAGTGTTCACCGGCCCTCGCGCCGTTCTCTCTCAGTTGTCTGCCGATTCGACAGTCATGTTCTCTCAGTTGATAGAGGATGACGAGTTGGTCGCGATGGTGTTAGCCAAGAAGCCATACGACACGTTGCTTGAATACGTGAACGAAAACTACTGAGTCACGACAGGGAAGCCCCGCGGAAACGCGGGGTTTCTTTTTGCCCGCGGGAAGTCGCCGTATTCATTTTTTCAGCGAGCCTAGAGCCGACACGCTTAGGATTTGGTGTTTTTTGAAATAGGGGGTATCATTGACTTATGAAGTCAATAAGGCTTCACTAAATAGAAGGGGGTCGCCAAATGGCTACCAAGATTCAGAAGGCAACCGCGGTTGTCACCGAGGCTCGCAAGGTCTCAAAGGTTGTTGTTGCTAACGCCGAGCGTCTAGCGTTCGTTCGTGCCGAGGTTATTCGTCTAGAGGCAGAAGCCAAGCTCTTGCGCGATGGGCTTATCGCGGTTGCCGATGGCGCAACTACTCTTGTCCACAACAACATCGCCATCGTTGAGATTTCACCACGCTCAACCTCACGCGTAGACTCGAAGGCGTTGAAGGTTATGTTTCCTGAAGCATACGAGGCAACACTCAAAGTCACCGTATCACCTGTCGTGGATGTTCTGAAGCGATAAACGCCACGAGGAAGCCCCCTAGGATTCTCTAGGGGGTTTTTCCTTACCCTAAACACGCCAAGCCCGCCACGAGGCACACAGCCCCGCCACGAGGGCGTATTCATTTTTTCGTCAAAACACGCCAGCTGAGGATTTGATTTGACAAGTGTCCGGCTTATGGATAAGATTTAGTTATAACTAAATAGATGCACCACTCAATGCACCACCAACCTAAGGGGATTCAAATGGCAACTATGGCACCTGCTACCAACACCACTACCAAGTTCGACCTAGGCGCGACTCTAGACGAGCCGACCACCGCATCAGTCGTCACCGAGGTCGAGAAGTTCGACAACACTATGGTCTATGCCAAGACTTCACTAGAGATGTTCGTTAGCGCGGATAACGTGGATGACACAGTCTACCTTGACCTTCGCCAACTCAACTTTGTACGACTGGGCCCAACCGACGAAGAACAGATGCACGTATTCACCACCTTGCTCAACCACCGCTTCACTCGCGAGCAGGCCGAGGCACTGGTCGCCACGTTCACTCACGAACTCGCGAAACTCTAGCGAGCGCGACAAGCCCCTGTCGAAAGGCAGGGGTTTTGTCATTCCCCGGCTGTATTCATTTTTTCACAAGAAGACACAGGAGTGGGCTGAGATACTATGTTTTGTCCGAGGGGTTTGATAAAATGGGAGTATCCAAATGAAAGGGGATAAAGAATGACAAACTACAGCGACGTGGAAGTTGCTCTTGAGAACGCTAAGGCGATTGCTTGGGACACCTGCCACAAGATTTACGTTCTAATGGATGACGAGCAAGTTGAGAAGATGCGCGAGTACGAGTACGACCCTCTAATCACGAGCGACGAGATGGACCCTAGCGAAATGCTGTCCACGATTCAAACTTGGTATGAGGACTCTTGCGGATTGCGTTTCGTAGAAAGCGTCACCACAAATCACGAAGACCCTAACCTTGGGTTTGAAAGTCTGATTCCACAGGGCGCGGATGACGAAGATGACGACACCGACGAATCTGAAGACGACTACTTCGATGACGAGGATGACGAAGATGAGTAAGTTCGCGTTCAACCTAGTTCTCAAGACTGATTACATCGAAGCAGAGAACATCGAAGAAGCAGAGAAGTTGCTGAACAAGTACATCGATGGGCTGGCTATGGTTGGTGAGCCTGAGATTACTTGGGACGAAGTTGACTGGCAGACCTTTGAAGGCGACCTAGTAATCAAAGACTTTAGTTCGCCCCTCAACTGAGCACGAAGAAGAACGCTCTCGAAAGAGGGCGTTTTTTCTCAGGCCCGTTGTATTCATTTTTTCAACTGGCGACACGGGGGGTTGGTCGAAAGTTGCGAAGGTTTGTCGAAAGTAGTAAAGTAGTTCTGTTGGCAAAAGCCAGCGTAAAGGGATAAGGGGTTTGAAATGAAGTTTGTAGTTCGTAGAGCAGTCATTGGAGTTCTAGCAGTTCCAGCAGTAGCCGGTGCGTATGTGTTTGGGTATCTAGGTCTGTTGCTTCTAGGCGCGGAGGGTGCGCTCAAGATTGAAGAAATCTGGAACAATGGAATGTTGATTGGTGGCGTGTGTGCCGTAATGCTCGTGTTCGCGCCACAGGTAAACAAGTTCCTCGACAGGGTTACTGGAGAGTAAAAGACTTGGCAGGGTTTATCCCCCTATCCCCTGCCCAAGAAAAGAGCGTGACCATTCCGCTCACGGCTAGGCACTTCCCCCAAGTGTCTAGCCTTTTTCTTTGCTCGGAAGTGTATTCATTTTTTCACCCTGCGACACGCGGATACAGATTGGATTTGCGCTCGCCGAGGATTTCCTGTAATGTAGTTCTTGTAGCCAGCAAGGGGTTGGCAGACAAGGGGTTCAAATGCTAAAGACTTCAACAGCCGAGTGCGTAGATTGCGCGGTTGCTATCACCAGCGACAACACGCAAGACGAGGGTGGAAAGTTTGCTTCACCACAGGGGGAATACGCTATCTGCGACAACTGCGCCAATGCTCGCATTGACGCTTACCTAGAGAACTAAGGGGCAGGGAAAATGGCCGACTCAATGAAAGGTTCTGGGATTGACTCCGAGGACTACACCGCTTGGTTCTTTTGCTCACATTGTGACGAGGAACTGGAACTTGATGGAAAGTCAGACGACTATGGGATTATTGCGACAGCCGAGTGTCCTAAGTGCCGTTCAACCCTAGAGGTTGAAATGCCTAGCAAGGAACAGTTGCGCGAGGACTACCTAGCCGACTACGACCCAAACAACTAAATAGACTTACCTAGCGCGGGCAACTTCGCTAGGTGGGAGAGAACCGAGTAACCCCCTTGCTCGTGCGACTCCGAAAGAGCCAGACACTAATCCCCTTGTGTCTGGTTCTTTTGTTTCTACGGTGCTATTCATTTTTTCAGCAAGACTCCCCCGGGCGTGTCGATTTGCGCCACCCTGGTTGGGGTGCTACAGTTGATACTGTAGTCAGGAAGCAGATAGCGGAGGGCTACACGCAAGGGGAAGAAATGTCTTCAATCATTACTGTTCCAGTTCAGTTCCAGGCCGAGGACTTCTGGAGTGAAATCATGGGTTCAGCCTGGGAGACCTGGGACTGGTGGGTGACCCTGGACTACAGCCAGGGCGCGTCCTGGGACAAGGTTGGCGAAATCACCGTTACATCCTGGGACGGCGAGACCGAGGGCGAGACCCTAGTCACCAAGACCCTCACCATCCAGGACCTGGCTGAGTCTTACGGCAAGTGCCTGGCCGAAGGGTTCCGAATCAACATCCACGACCTGGACGCCGGCCAGGGCGACGTCATCCTTCAGATGGCAATGTTCGGAGAAGTCGTCTACGGATAGTTTCACCAGGACGCCCCTCGGCAGAAATGCCGGGGGGTTTTCCACAGCCTGTGGAAAGTTATCCACAGACTTATCCACATGTGGATAACTTTTTTTGGAGAGGTCTATTCATTTTTTCGTCAAACGACACGCACTTACGGAGACGATTTGACAGCTGCCAAAAACCCGAGTAGGCTTACTAATGTAATCAGGAAGCCAAGGGGGCGGAGGGTTACTGAAGGGGTGGGGTTCCAATGGGACTTCTTATCAGCGTGTATCGGTCGGACTACGACAGCAAGGCAAATGTTTTCCACGGAAAGCGTCAGCTAGTTCTCGTGAATGTCGAAGGGCCATTCCAGCCATCAGACAACGCACCAGCTGCCAAGTTGGTTCAGGGTCACGGTAAGACCGCAATCATCGTGCCAGCGGACGAAGGCTTTGACGGCGTTCAGATGAACGGCGGAACTTACGGCTCAACCAGCGACAGTCGCTTTCAGCGAGCCGTAGAGGGACTAGTCGGAGTCTCACACTTTGCGGTGGCAATCCACGACCGTCGTGAGTCGTGGGCGGAATACGAGCAGTTCAGCCAGTAGGCAACCAAGCGAAAGGCTCACCCGAAGGGGTGGGCTTTTTTCTTGCTCGTTAGTCTATTCATTTTTTCATCCGGATGCGGGGAAGCTTGCGCGGTTCGTTGGAAGTTGGTAAAGTTGGAGTATCAACCAGATTGGTTGAAGATAAGGGGCTTCAAATGGAAAAGATTGGTTTGGTAGTGGACTCGGAGTTCACCGCGTCTGTGACCAGGTTGTCACTCAAGGAACTACAAGCTGCGGTCGATGGTCTGATTCAGCCGATTGACATTCGCGAGGGCTTGACTATGTGGGTAAACGAGGAGTTCTTGTTTCGCTCAGAACCAGACGCAAACGTTTTGGCTAGTGCGTTCTTCGCTGAGGCTGGTGGAAAGTATGACATCCACGGAACTGTCGTCTTCACTGGTGGCACGGATGAGGATGGCAACACTCTCGGGCTGTCAGACGAGCACCGCGAGTTAGTGGAGTCGCTCTGTAAGTTCGGGATTGGCGTTCGCGAAATGGCTTAGATTTCAAAAAAGGAAAGTCCGGCTTCGGTCGGGCTTTTTCTTTTTCTCGGGGCTATTCATTTTTTCCTTCAGCTCGCAGACAACACACGGAAGTTCGTGGGAAGTTGCGTAGGCAGGGCGTTTCGATTAGGCTTAGGTCATAAGCCAAATGGTTTGGCGAAAGGGGATTCAAATGGCAACCAAGAACGCGAACGCAGATTTCGTTTTCGAACTCGTTATGAAGATGGCGGGCGGGGCGGACAAGTATTCAATCCACACTCAGGGCGCAATCTGGGCTGAGTGTCAGCGCAACTCATCACTACAAACGCTAGCGGGAATGTATCTCGTTGGTTCATCAGCACGCGCAGAGAACAACCTAAAGAAGTTGCGCTCTGCCGTTTACTCAACATTCCTAGAGAGGAACTAATAATGGCAATGTCATACGGAGAGCGTAAAGCGCAAGCAATCGCTAGGCGTAATGCGGAACTACTCACGCGAGATTCTATGTTGGAGATTCGCAGTATTCTAAGTCCAATGCCCTACGCGCCTAAGTCGGTGCTAGAGGGCGTGCCGTTCGTAATAGAGAACTTGACCCCAATGGAATTAGATGTGGAGTTCGTGGGCGACACAATCACAATCAAAGAAGCGGTGCGCTAATGCGGGCGTGGCACTTGCTCAAGTATCGAACTTGGCGCGTGGTCGGTTCGCTGGCGTTCGGTCTGTATCACCGCTCTGCTCAATGGTCTCACGAAGCGTTCGTGCGGGCTGGCAAGTCTGGTGCGGACAATGACTAGGGGCGAGAGTCTGGCTGTTCTTTTACGCTCGGTGGCTGGCGGTCTGGGATTTGTCTGGCTGTTTGGTTTTGCCGTTGGCTGGCAAGACCCTGTATCGCCGTTCGTTGTTTCCACACTTGCCGTTGGATTCTTGTGGGGTGCGTGGCGCGTGGGTCGTTAGTGACCCCGCGTTCGCGCTTGCGTGCGGACTATTCATTTTTTCCCTAATCCCCCTGCGGGCACACGGATGATTTGACTTTCATTTGCGGAGTAGGGTAGGCTAGTCGTAGACCAGCCAAGGGGGCTGGGGAGAGGGGCATCATGATTCACATCTTCTGTGCGGACTGCGACGGCTGGGACTCGTTCCCATCTGGCGGGTCACACAACTGCGAGACCGTCGAGTTCGTTACCAACCCATCCGCTGGGTTCATCGGTGGCGACTGCTGGTTCGGGGACGACTCGGACTACTAGGCGAAAGCCTAGCCAACCCCTCACCTTCGGGTGGGGGGTTTCTTTCTGTTCGTGAGAAGTTGTCTGTGCGGGAGTGCTATTCATTTTTTCCCTAGGCGACACGCTTGCGGGGGGTATGATTTGACTTTGCCGGAGGATGTGTTAGGCTAGTCCTAGGACAAGCCAAAGGGGCTTGCCAGAAAAGGGGATTCAAAATGTTCGGTCAGACTTTCTCAGGAATCGAAATCACTGTTCGCGAAGCAAACGGCTCAATCGTATGTGCGCCAACCTACGAAGCACACACCACGGCGAAGCAGTTGGAACTTATCAACGCAACCAAAGCAATGCTTACCGCTGGTCGCTCAATCACTTGGCGTTTGTTCTAAGCCAACTTCCAACGAAGCCCGTCACCTCGGTGGCGGGTTTTGTTTTGCCCTGTGGGTCTATTCATTTTTTCGTCAAGTCGGGCATGCGGGTGACACGATTTGATTCGCGCACCGTAAAGTGCTAAGCTCATGGGTAGAGCTTCAAAGGGGGGCTCAATAGTTCAAAGGGGTATTTATGTTTGGGTTCAACGAGTGCGCACACTCTGAGTCGGAATCGTATGGCACTAGCCAGATTCATTGGGATGACCGCTCTGCGGGTATCGGCTGGGTTCAAGCTCCGTGCGCTGAGTGCGGGGAATCGCTAACATGGGTTATCAACGCATGAGCGCCCTGCTAGCAACCCGCGAGACTACTGCGGGCATTATCGCGGGGATGCTTACCGAAAACACTGGTCGGAGCTTCCTAGACTCTGGGGGTGAATCGGGACGTGCGTGGCAGAGAAACGCGGGCATGACCGTGGCAGACTTTGAAGCCCGCCCTGCGGGTACCTATGACGCTGAGTATGAGACGCTTACGGTAGACACATTCCATTACTTGAATGAGCTACTAACCTTTGACGCTGAGCGCACTGCGGAATGGGTGACCTTTGACGCTGAGCGGTCGCACCTATCGTGGGGCGAAACTTTGGATGAATGGCTTGACACTCTAGGCGTCCCTGCCGAAGGGGGTGGGGATTTTTACTCTAACGCGCGATGGGGATTCAACAGCTACAACTTTGATGGGTGTTTGCTGAGCTCCACGATTCAGGGCGTCAAGTTTGTCTCTGCGGGCACTGAGTACCTAGCCCTTCAGATTCATGGCGGGGCTGACGTGCGGGGCGGTTACACGGCATTCAAGATTTTCACTGGAGACATTGAATCAGTGATTCTCGGGACTACTCGCGCAACCCTGCGATGCCCTGAGTGCGACTTTTATGCGGGCTACTCCGATGGCATGTTGGAAGATTACTACCTAGGTGACGCGCTAGCTGACCCGAACATGTTGATTGAGATGGATGTGCCTACGGAGCTCCCTGCGGGATGGGCAATCTCTGACGGTTGCCCTTTGCATAAGGTCGCTCTGGTTTAGCTCTACTCGGGAACCCCTGCTTCGGCGGGGGTTTTCGCATGTGCGGGGGAGCTATTCATTTTTTCCTGCTCTGCAACGAGTGCGGGCGTGATTTGACAAGTTTCGAATAGCTGATAGGATTTAGTCATAACTAAATAGCTCCAATTAACCGACAACCAAAGGGGACAACATGTCAACAGCAACAACTACCGCTAGCTTCTTCGTGCTAGCCGTCTCAACCAAGGGTGAGCTGCGCTTCACCCGTGGCAACAGCTTCGTTACTCGCGGTGCTGCAACCTTCGAAGCTTCTCAGAGCAACAAGCTCACTGAGCACCTTCGTGCTCAGGGATGGGACACTAGCTACAAAGTGTTCTCTGCCGATGAGCTCAACGCCCTGGGTGCGCTAGGTATTCGCATCGGTGAAGCCTACTAGGCACACGCTCAAAGATGACCCCGCCATCGTGCGGGGTTTTCTTTTTGCTCAGGGGTTGCATTTATCTTGCGGGGCATGTATGATTGACTTATCAAGTCAAGGTGACTTGGAGATAAGGGGTTCAAAATGAAAACACGTAACGCACGCGCATGGAGCGCAATCTTTATTCTTGGCATGGCAGTAGTCGGCGCGGTCGACTTGAACAACATCCAATCAGCTGACGATGCCAGTGAATTCTTTGGGTACGTTGTCGCTGTAGACGTGGCCATGTTTGCGGTAGGCCTAGCCCTGTTCGCCTACAACATCGCAACCTTCAAGCGTTCAAAGGTAGGTGCATAATGACGCACGCGGTGTTGATTGAAGATGCACTTACGGGTGACCTTCTTGACCTTCGTTACTACTGCTCTGATTCATGCGCTCAGGATGACGTGGCCTACTCAGGATGGAATGGCTGCATTGAGCTCATGTTTGGGCAAGTGTGTGAGCGTGAAGGGTGTGAGAGCATCCTGCATGGCGTGAGCGAGTGTGTCTGCTCTGACGCTTCGTGTGTCGGGTCTCTGATAGACGTCTAGCCCCTAAGCATCCACGTTAGCCCCTAGCTCAGTGCTAGGGGTTTTCGTATGTCTGCGGGCACCTTATCCCTGCGGTGACCTTATAGGGGCGTCTCAGGGCGTATAGCCCCCTGCGGTGACAACTATCCTGCGCTCAGGGTTGCACGCTCTGCCACGGGTCTCTCTAGCCACGTGTGCCCCTATGCACTAGCGGGCGGGGTGTAGCTAGCTCATGCTCATGAGTAGGTTGGTACCTAGGCATGGGCATGCTTATCACTGGAGATTCTGAGCATGACCTTTGTCTAGCCATGACCGGGCGCGTGAGCTATCGATTGATGAGAGCATGAACAACAAGCAACCCTTCATGGGTAGCCGCTAGCGAGACGGGCATTAGGCGTGTGCATGAACACCTAGGCATGATAGGCAGCCATAGAATCCATGAGCGTGCTCACCTTGTCGCTCACGTGGCTAGGGGTTGTTGGCGTAGGGTGTAGGATAGGCATGCTTCTCAAACGGGCATGTATCAATTTGGAAAACATGCTTGACTTTGGTCGCGGGTTATGGTAGACTACTCCATCTTTTGGCGTGACGGACGGTGCTCCACGGCCGATTCAGGAAACGTTTCGAGAGGGGTCGATTTATAGCTGCTGCCCTCTCGCACCCCAAAAGCATTTCAACGTCAACCTTACCCTAGTGCCGTCGGTTGTCAAATTCCTCCTTGAATTCTCCTACCTTAGACGCCCCTATTTCTAAAATCCCCCTCCACAAATTTTCAAAAAATACGTCCCAAGTTGCATCACGACCAAAAATCCGACATAATAGACGCAGTTATTGTGCTACCATATTTAAACGGGAGCGCATTCAGCCACTAAAAGGTTGGATGTGCTTTTTTGCATCTCTGACAAGTACCACCCACAATTAAATAAGAAACACCAAGACAAGAAACAGCTGAGTACTAACTCTCACCAGGAAAGGTAGGCTGCCTAATGAAATGGATTTCATTTCTACTCACCGCATCAACCGCAGTAGGAGCCCCAATGGCCCCAGATCTGTCTGATGCAGCTCTAGTAGAGCAAATTTCTACAAATACAATGACAATAAGCACCTCCGCTACACCAAAGCAGCTATCTAGTGCAAACTTTTTAGCTAATCTGCCAGCCCTAAAGGCTAAGCAGACACTCCTTGAGCAGCAGGCAGCCCATGCGCAGCTAGTTGAGCTCAATAACCAGAAGATGGCTACCGCCCTAGAACGTCTCAAAAAGACTGTTGGGCACACATGGTACGCCTTCTCCGGTGCCTCTCCCTCAGGTTGGGACTGTTCAGGCCTCGTTGTCTGGACTTATGAGCAGGTTGGAACCTCTCTGGAGCACCGAGCCACTCTCCAAGCCAATACCGGCGTTCAGACCACCTCACCACTGCCAGGCGATATTGTTGCCTTCACGTATAAGGGATCTAACTCCGCATATCACGTTGGCATTTATATTGGAGACGGTAAAATGATCCACGCCCCTAAAAAGGGCCATGTTACTGCCATTGAAGATATTGGAACCTTCGGCGGAAACTACTCCATCATTGAATTCAGGCGTATCCTTACGCGTGAATAACCACCTCTAAGGTAAGCCAACCAAGCATTGCCTACCAGAAGTAAAGTCCTAGGGCCGACTATAAAGGGCCCTATTTCCATTCCCCGGGCAACATATGCTATGATAACCTCATGATGACTACACAAGACAAGTATTACTACGTTCTACTAGGCGTATTGCTCACGCTTTCCCTAGTATCTATCGCCATTTCCGCCTATTATCTGGCCCATCACTATGCCCGAAAGAGGCTAGCTGCCCTCCAAAAGAAGCACATTTCCGCCCTTTTAGGCGTAGCTTCCCCAGAAACTATCAAATACCTAGCCAAAAAGGATAAAAATGCCCGTTTTTAACCCTCTAGTAGTACTTTTGACCGTATTTTCAGCGATTGCGCTTATTCTCGTTTTGCTTTTTCTAGCAGCAGCGTTTATAGTGTCTATAACGCCATTTGGCGACTACGACAACGACCCTCACGGAGGATTGCTTCTAGATGGAGAAGACTTTGACAATAAAGCTACAGCTTCACAGCGCCGATGAGCTAAGGGAGTCGCTCCCAACCAGCGGTGTATTCGACATGTTCGACTGCACAATCCGCATCAGCTATCCAATTGAGGCTACAACCGAAGAATTAGAGCGAATGGTTACGATTCTTGAGTCTGTAATCAACGTTCAGCGTCTAGAGACCCAGATTAATCTCGAAGACAATGAGTTCCGCTTCGAAATCACCGAGGTTCCAGCAGATTTCACCCGCAACCGCCGCAAGTTTACTTAATTTGACATCCACCAACCCACCAGATACACTTCAAGTACCAAATAACGACAAAGGACCACGAAATGACTACCGAAATCAACTACGTTAAGAAGAATCAAGAGCTTCCAGCTGAAATCAAGGAAGTTTTTGACACTCTTGTTTCAAACGAAGGTCGCGATCGCCTCATTCGAGAGCTCCGCCACAAGCAGTGGACCCTTGAGGCTATTGCAGTAGCCTCTGGACTCACCCGAGAGCGTGTTCGACAGATCTCTAAGCTAACTCCGGAGGCCCCAGAGCCGGATATCTCAGAGATTATCGACATTCCTACTCCGCCAATCAAGGCAGAGCGTCCAAAGCCGGTTTACATTGAGCCATCAGAGAAGGTTCTTGCTCGGCTTCTAGAGCTTCAGCCTTACGCACAGCTAGTTCGCTCCAATGGAATCAAGTACCGCGCAGAAGCAGAGGAATATACCTCGCTACTGAACTACGCACACACTGTTGAGGGTGTAACCCTCTACCGTTTGGCAAAGCGTCTCGGCGTAACTCACGGTGCACTACGTTTCCGCCTTGTCCGCTACGGCTACAAGACTCCAGTTACTGCTACCTCTAAGGTTTACACTCCAATTGTTGCCGAGAACCGCGCCAAGGAGTATGACTGGGAAGCACTAGTTAAGTGATGCCACTACGTCTACCAGGATTCCGACACTATAACTTGCGTAAGCAGGGAAATAGGACCGTTTACTACGGAATCCTATTAGACGCTTTCAAAACTACCAAGCAGACCAAGCGCTACTACACGCTAGACATCTATCTCGGACATCACCTTTACGTTGTGTTCTGGGGAAACAGGGTAAACTAGGCACATGGGTAAATCAATTATGGAGATCCTTGCCGCTCTCCCGCCAGAAGAGCGCGAAGAAGCACTGCAAGGCATGGATCCAGAACAGCTTCTCTGGGACTGGTCTGTTTGGGGTCGTCCCGAGCAGCAAGCTCCTGAAGGCGACTGGAACATCTGGCTCGTCTTAGCCGGACGTGGGTTTGGAAAAGCTTTAGACGTAAACACGCCAGTGCCGACCCCTATCGGTTGGTCAACGATGGGCGAATTGCGCCCAGGTGATCGTGTCCTAGGTGCGGATGGTAAACCGACAATGGTAACATTCCATACTGGTGAACAATTCAACCGCACCTGCTACCGCATAACCTTTAGCGATGGGGCTCAAGTAGTTGCTGATGCGGACCACCAGTGGACTGCCCGCGCCCGCAAAGATCGACGAGCTGCGCGAGAGTATCGTACTGTAACCACTCAGCAAATGCTCGACGAGGGCTTAACCATTGGTCAGGCTAATCCTGAAGCCAACTGGCAAATGCCGATCAATAAAGCATTGCACCTACCGGAAGTTGATTTACCAATCCACCCTTGGGTACTTGGCATATGGTTAGGCGATGGCTCGTCGTCAGCCGCTGAGGTGACTATGGGGCCAGAAGATATCGATGAGTTAAAAGCCTTAATGGCTGAAGTAGGCGAGCCTTTCAACGGTAAACCGCGCTCTAAAGATGGCAAAACTTGGACTATTGGATTTGGTCAACGCTCCATGCGTGAACGTGCTCAGTCAGCCCAAGCGAGGCTACGAACGCTTGACGTGCTGAATAACAAACATATTCCAATGAGTTATTTGCGTGCTTCAGAGCAGCAACGCCGTGATCTGCTTGCCGGACTTATTGACTCAGATGGCCACTGCGACCGCTCAACCGGAACTTTTGAAATAACAACCAACCGTGAAACACTGGCCTTAGATGTAGCTGAGCTAGTTCGCTCACTCGGATACCGCGCCAATATAGTTACTGGTAGAGCTACCATATACGGCAAAGATTGTGGCGCAAAGTATCGCATTACGTGGACAACCCGATCGGGCGGTGGCTGGCTAAAGCGTAAGCAGCTATCAGATCGCAACCACCTAGGACAGCCTAACCGAAGTACTACCCGCTATGTTCATAACATAGAGTTGGTAGAGTCACGCCCTGTCTGTTGCATCACCGTAGATAATGATGATGAGCTCTATCTTGTCGGCGAAGAGATGCTAGTCACCCACAATACCCGTCTGGCTTCAGAGTGGGTTCGCGAACAAGCGAAGTACACTAATACTGGCCAACGCCGTTTCGCACTTGTTGCTCGTACTGCTGCTGACGTACGTGACGTTATCGTTGAAGGTGAGTCGGGCATTATGAATGTCACTCCGCCATCCGAGAAGCCCCTCTATGAGCCTTCGAAGCGTCGTCTAACTTGGCCTAACGGAAATACCGCCACACTGTTCACCGCTGATGAGCCTGACTCGCTTCGTGGCCCTCAGTTCACTCACGCATGGGGCGATGAGATCGCGGCTTGGCGTCAAACCCCGGATGCTGCGGGCATGACCGCGTTTGACAACCTCCGCGTTGGTACTCGTCTTGGTGCAAAGCCGAAGATTCTAGTTACCACCACCCCGAAGCGTACCCCCCTTCTCTACAAGCTCATTGAAGAAGCAGCCACCGGCCGAGTCTCCATCACCCGCGGTTCAACTATGGACAACGCCGGAAACCTTTCAGGTGCATACATGGACACCATGCTTGGCGTTTACGAGGGAACCTCTCTTGCTCGTCAGGAGCTCTACGGTGAAATGCTTGAAGCCATGGAGGGTGCTCTCTGGACTGAAGAGTCTATTGAAGCTGGACGAGAGATCCAGTATCCTTTCTCTACACCTCTACGAGTAATCGGCGTTGACCCGAGCGTTGCCGAGAACCCGCGAGATGAATGTGGAATCGTTGTTGTTGCCTCTACCGCAGATAATGATCTTTACAAGCGCAATGCTTGGGTACTAGAAGATGCTTCTGTACTCGGAAGCCCGGATGTCTGGGCAAATCAAGTTGTCAAGATGGCGAGGAAGTGGGGTTGCCCAGTTGTTGCAGAAGTTAACCAGGGCGGTGCGTTGGTTCGCAATGCCATCAATACCATTGACCCAACAATTAAAGTCCTTGAAGTCCACTCAAAGCAGGGTAAAGCGCTTCGGGCTGAGCCTATTACTCTTGCGTACGAGCAAGGGCGAGTCCACCATGTTGGTCATCTGGCTGATCTTGAGTCTCAGATGATCTCCTGGGTTCCAGGCGAAGGAAAGTCTCCTGACCGCGTCGATGCACTTGTTCACGCGCTCACTGCCCTACTAATCAAGCCACCTCCTGGGTTCACCGGTGGAAAGATCCGAGCTAAGTCTCTTTCTGACCGCCGCCTACCTGACACTCGCCTAGGCCGAGGAACATTCCGAGTACGATGAAACTTATTAAAGATGTTTTCCCAGCTCACGTTGCTGTTGTTCCTGCCGGATTCACAGAGGATGTCACCGAGGTTCGCTCTATGCCGACTTCAGAGGGTGCCCATTATGTCGGGACGACTCGCGTTGTACTTACCTCTGACCTAATTGTGATTGCAGCTGATGGCCCACAGGGTCCAGTAATCATATTCCGCGAACCCTACACCGAGCTCATTCCAGAAACCTCCAAGGGAGCTGACATGCGCATTATCACAACCTCTGGAAAGATTGTTGCCTTCAAAAAAGACACCAACTGCGGATGCGGTTCTCGCTTGCGTAGCTGGAATCCAATTAAGACTCTCAGCTCTACCAAGGACGAGTAATGCCAGTAGACCCGTTTACGTTTGTTCTGCTCACGCTAGCCACCTACCGCCTAACTAGGCTCTTTCTTCTTGACGAAATCTTCTCTCCACTGCGCGAGTTTATCTGGAAGAAGTTCCCACCCCACACAAAGCTAGGCTACCTATTCACCTGCTTCTGGTGCTTCGGTTTATGGGCGTCTATACTAGTAGTAGTGCTCTATTTACTGGTCCCGACATTTGCGTATGTGGTATCATTAGTACTATCTATCTCCGCACTTGTTGGGATAGTATCCTCTCGTATGGATTGACAGGGAGACCCTCTTGGGAATTTTTAAGCGTAGCTCCGCCCAGCAGCCAAAAGCTGCTAATCGCCAGCAAGGTCTTCGTGCCTCTGCTGCCCGTAACGCTACTCAGGTAGGCCCTGGCATCTCAGTAGACTCGTTCGGTGTAATTCGTGCAGAACCTGCAGTCTTCTCTAGCCCACGCCCTCTAACTGCAGCTGCTGCTCAGATTAAGATTGGCGACAAGGGCGAGGCCGAGTCATTTAAATCTCGCCGCCAGTCTGCCTCTACCGCGTGGCAGTCAGAAGCGTGGGAGTACTACGATGCAATTGGTGAAATTAAATATGCTTTTAACCTTGTGGCGTCTGTCGTATCGCGTATCCGACTTTACGCAGCTGTTCTAGACGATCCAGCCGAGGCTCCAGTCCCAGTTAACAAGTCAAAGAAGATCGAGGGCGACCTTGCAGCTGCTGCAGAGCGTGCCCTAGGCCGTCTTGACTCTGCCTATGGAGGCCAGGCTGGTCTTCTTAAGGACGCTGCCCTAAACCTCCAGGTTACTGGCGAGTGCTACCTTGTTCAGGTTCCAGAGCGTATCGGCTCTCAGCTCCCTGAATCATGGGACATCCGCTCAGTTGATGAGCTTCAGGTTGACCAGAAGGGCAACTACATTATCAATGCCCGCCGTGGTGTTGGTGGCTCTTCTTCGATGAATGTCTCTAAGGACACCATCAAGCTTCCAAAGGATGCGTTCATTGGACGCGTATGGAAGGCTCACCCACGCTATAGCCAGGAGTCTGACAGCTCACTACGCGGCCTTCTAGACCTTTGTGCGGAACTACTACTCTTGAACCGTACTTTCCGTGCTACGGCCCGTTCTCGCCTCAATGCAGGTGCCCTCTACTTGCCAGACGGTCTATCAGTTGCTGCGTCTCCAGACCCAGATTATCCGTATGATGAAGATGGCGAATACAATGAGCAGTACAACATTGAAGAAGCTGCTGACGACTTTGAAGACCAGCTTATCGATGCGATGACCACTCCAATCAAGGATGAGGACTCAGCTTCTGCTGTTGTTCCTCTAATCATCCGCGGTCCTGCAGACCTTGGCGACAAGATCAAGCAGTTCAAGTTCGAGCGTTCATTTGACGACTCTCTTGTTGTTCGTGCTGACCGTGTTCTTGAGCGCATCATGCAGGGTCTAGACGTTCCTAAGGACGTTGTCTCTGGTATGGCTAACGTTAAGTACTCAAACGCTCTACAGATCGACGAGTCACTTTACAAGGCACACATTGAACCTCTAATGCTGCTCATTGTTGACGCGCTTACTGTTGTCTACCTACGCCCTTACCTAATCGCTAATGGCTACGACAAGGCAGATGTTAACCGCCTCCACATTTGGTATGACCCATCGGCTGTTGCTACTCGTAACGACCGTGCAGCAGATGCAGATGCAGGCTTCGACAAGATGGCTGTATCATTTGACACATGGCGTCGCACCCATGGCTTCTCAGACCAGGATGCACCAGACCCTACAGAGCTTGCACTTCGCATCGTTCTAAACAAGGGTGCTGTTACCCCTGAGCTAACTCAAGCCTTGCTTACTGCAGTTGCTCCGGATGTTATGAACATGACCCGCGACATTCAGCAGCAGCAGTCAGCAGCACCAATCCCACCTGCTCTAGACCAGCTACTAACTCAGGCAACCGGAACTCCAGGTGCCCCTGCGGCTCCAGGCGCAGCTCCAGAAGTTGCCCCCGCCGATGCCGGACTAGCAGAACCCACCGCACCAACAACACCAGGAGCCTAATCCAATATGAATGAATACATCGACGTCCCACTAGACGAGACCGTTATGCCAATTGAAGAAATGCACGAAATTAAGCCAGAGCAGTCAGGTATGGATCTAGCTATCCTTCTTGCTCGCGCTGTTGCAGACTCTACAGTAGCGGCCAACATTGCTCACGGATATCACTGGAATGTTATGGGCCCAGACTTCAATGAGTATCACGAGTTCTTCGGCGAGATCTATGAAGATATCGATGCTTCAATTGATGACACTGCAGAGAGCATCCTTAAGCTAGGTCACGAAGCGCCATACCTTCTAACCGACTTCCTAGAGCTGACCTCTATTCACGAAGAACGTATTGATGGCGGAAACACTATTGCAATGCTTGAATCTCTACACCGAGTAAATGGAATCCTTATTGGGAAGTTCAACGAGATCTTTGCTGTTGCAAATGATATCAACCGTCAGGACATTGCTAACTACGCAGCTGACCGTTTGACAGCGCTACAGAAGCACGCATGGCAGATCAAGGCTTCTCTAGGCATTCGCTAAACTTAAAAAAGTAACCCCCGGCCTACCCGCCGGGGTTATTTTTTACCTTAATCCAAATAACATACCCCAGTCTTCTGTAAACTTTTAGTAGGCTATTTGTAGCACGAAAACTTTACCGCAGTGTCAGCGTTCAAAAAGAAGGATACGCATGTCTTATCTAGACAAATTTAACCCAGAAACCATTCTTGCAGGAATCGGATTTAACGATGGAGCAAACAACGGCTTCTGGCGTGTACAACCGCGTCTAAAGTTTGGTAAGGGTGCTGGCCAGTGGATTGAGATGGGTGCCGAGCTTCGTGCTGCATTCAAGATCAATGGCAAGGTCTCTAGTGTTCCTGGTCGCTCAGCTGGTTCTGGCGGAACCCCTGACACCGTACGTCTTCTAGTTCAGAACATGAGCGACAAGGGTATTCCTGATGGCATCTACGAAGTCAAGACCAAGCACGTTGAGCTAATTGGTGCTACTCTTCCAGAGAGCTACCTAAAGTCAAAGGGCATCAAGACTGAAGGCAACGCTGACAACCTTGGCGGACTGACTGACGCTGCTGATATCCCAGAGCTAAAGGATATGAACACCGCTCCAATTACTCCAGATGACATCCGTCTTGTTAACGACGGTATCAACTCTCCAGAGGGCCGTGAGCAGTCTGCTTTCAAGGAGTCACCAGAAGGTAAGGCTATTGCCCAGCTTCCAGAAGATGCCGCCGAGCCGATGTCTGGCAATGAAGCCATTGACCAGGCTACTGAGCCAGGTGCATTTATGGACCAGGAACGTCAGCTATGGAATAAGACATCAGATCTTATGGACCAGATGATTAAGCTTGACTCATCTGACCCTAAGAACCTTCCAGAGCTAGAGCGCCTCTCCGCTGAGTATGAAAAGGCTCAGGCTGAGTACGATGCTATTGCTGGCGACATGCACAATGCGCAGGACATCGAGCACCTGGTTGACTACGCTCTAAACAAGGCTGGCAACGACGAGCCAGTTAATGTAGATGAGATCATCTCGATGGCTAAGGCTTCAGTATCCGACAAGAAGACTCCTGTTTCTCAGCTGAAGGGTATGAAGACAACCGCCAAGCCTGCATCTATGGAGCCTGGCGACATTTTCAACGACCGTGGCACCGACTATGTATTCGAAGCACCTGGCGAGCGCGACCGCGTATCTAAGACCCAGACTGTGTTTGCTAAGGACTACAACACCGGCGAGTCTAAGGAAATTCTTCTTGACACTGACGTTGCTACTCCTGTTTTCCGCCCTGACGCAGTTCAGCCAGAGCCTAAGGCTCCAGAAGCCCCTAAGGCCGCTAAGGTAGCAGAGCTTCCTAAGGCTCCAGAGGCTGCTCCAGCTCCAGAAGCTCCTAAGGCACCGGAAGCTACTCCAACTCCAACTCCGGAGGTGCCTGCAGCTCCAAAGCCAAAGAAGGCTGCTAAGACTGACAAGACTGGAACTAAGGGAAACAAGGCTACGCCTGCCCCTACTCCAGAGCTAGACCAGACCACTCCTGAAGCTAAGGCAATTGATGCTGGACGCGAGGATAAGGGTCAGGACATTGACTTCTCCCCTATCTCAGATGAGGAACTATTCGGTCGCAAGCTAGATACCAAGGGGTCTAAGTCTGGTGCCGACGCTATCGTTGAGCAGCTACTTAAGGACTACCCTGACGCCGCTGTAACCCCAGACGGCACTATTGTTCTGGAGCGTCGTAAGTTCACTGATTCTAACGGCAAGACCTACACCATGGAAAGCCGTGTCAACCGTACCGAAGGCAACCAGTTCATGGTTAGCCAGAAGGTAACTGATGAAAATGGCGAGTCTACCGAGTACTTCCAGTACGACTACAAGGATTCGTACTCAGCTATTCACGGTAAGACTAATGGTATTCGCCGCATGAGCCGTATCCTTGCTGGTGAAGAGTCTCCTCTACAGGAGAAGCTACTTTCTGGTAAGAAGGCTGGACAGCCAAACCCTAACTACCTAAAGCACTTTGGACCTGGCACCAACCTAGCTGACCGTCTCGGCTACTTCCGTGACAAGTTTAACGACAAGGCTGGAAACAAGAACCTGCAGGAATACCGCCTACTAACTCTTCCAGAGATGACCAACCGTATTCTTGATGGTCGCGACCGTACCTTCAACCCAAGCCTCTCTAACAACCAGATTGGTAACGTTCAGCGTAGTTTCATCCAGAGCTTCTGGGAAGCAGCTAAGAACAAGGACAGCATCGGCATGGCCGAAGTTATGTCTGGCCTCATGGGACGCCTGCCTGACAATGAGTCATCTCGTCAGCTAGCTCTTGCAGCAGTTCGTGCTGGAGTCAAGAAGAACCTTCCTGACGCAAACAAGAAGGAACTATCTGGATTTGTAACTGCTGCGTACGCTGCAATGGTCAAGAAGTATGACTTCCGTAACCAGGTTCGCCCGCCGCACGTTTCAGGCGATGGAATCACTCCGGTTGAGGCTGGACAGTTCGTAGCATGGTACAACAATGAAGGTGACCGCTCAGTTGGTTTCGTTGCTAACCTAGTAGAACGTGTTGGCTCTGGTGCTGGTCCTAATGAGTATACCGACGCAGCATACGTCATCTTCGGTGACGGAACTCGCCGTAAGCTTGTGACCAAGAACATGGATATTATTGAAGCTGGTCACGCTTCTGACCTGACCTCATACAAGGGCTGGATCACCAAGGAAGAGAAGCTAGTTCGCCGTGGATTTGACCCGAACATCTATGCAGTTGCAGACAATAAGCGCCAAGCTGCTGACCTTGCAGACCAGGGCTTCAACCCAGCAACTAACGCTGCTAACCCTAACCTTGGAACTCAGGGTAACGAGGATGCAAAGGTTACTAAGGCAGACAAGACTGTAAAGCCTGCAGCTGACCTAATTACTGGTGACGGCATCTTCGACAATGACTTCACTAAGGTTGGTACCGTTATGGACACCGACCTAACTGAAATCGATGGTCAGCCAGTTGTTGTAGTCACCTACCGTGACCTTAAGACTAACGAAGTCAAAACTGTTGGATATCTTCCAGAGCAGATGGTTGGTGGCCAGGGCCCAAAAGCCTAAAGCCTTCATCGGATAAGTCCGAAGGAGGCGACAAGCCGATAGTAGAACCAGTCGTAATTAAGCAATCGATCTCGACTGGCAAGGTAGACAATACCCCTATCAAAATCTCGTCGCCTCTATCGGATGCTCCAGCAGATAACACCCCGCTAAACATTGACCTGAGCTCTTTCAAGAAGCCAGCAGCGACAAACAACACACCAATCCCAATTGACCTATCTAAGCTAACCCCTAAAACGGAGAAGACTTCCTCATATCTAGACAACGAGACCATTCTTTCGCTATATAACGGGCTAGATGATCACCTGCTAGGCGACTACTCTCCCGATGAGGTTCTACACTCTGACAACCTAAATACTGCAGCAGCTGCTATGCAGGATAAGCTGCAGAAGCTGATTGCCTCCGGCACTGCTGGCGAAGCTACTGTTAGCACCTTTAAGAATCTGTACAAAAAGCGTCTTCAGGATATTTTGAACTACAACAAGACACTTCAGGCTCGCTACTCAGGCGTTCGAGGTGAAGTTAAGAGCTACAAGCCAGAGATTTCTTCTGACCCTATTCTCACCCCTGCCGAGCTTGCCGAAATTAATGCTAATGTCCAGTTTGCCGACGAGGCCGGAGCTATTCATGAGTCGGTCGGTACCTACACCCGCAGGGCTAGTCAACAATACACACTGAACCAGCTACGCGCACTTCAAGCATCTGCTGACGAGTCTAATGCCGAAACCGAGCTAGCTGGGAACATCCCAGAAGGTTTCCAGCTCTACACACATGCTCAACACTGGGACGATAGAGTATCCGATCAGGCTAGTAATAACGTGTCCAAGCGCGTTGCTACGGTCACATTGCTGTTTAAAACTCCGGGCCGATCCCCTAAGAATCTGTATAGCGACTTGGTCATTGTCCCTAGCGATCCAAAATTGAAAGGCACTAGGTTCAATATTCAGCGATCCGGTAGCGGGCATGTTTTGTCCCCTAGTCAGCTAAAAGACGCTACTGAAGCTTTTACTGCAGCTGCTAAAAATATGGACCTATATAGCCCGGATGTAAATAATTGGAGCACCCCTGGCGTGCGCTATCAATTCGGGATCTTTAATGATGATCCAGAGTTTAGACCTAGTGGCGTCCTGGCTTATGCCAGCAACATCGGGTCAGTAGTTAGATTCCACACCAATAGAATCCAGCTTCACAGCTGGGATTTCGAGAACCAGCACACTAACGGCGATAAAGAGCTAGAGCACCACTTCGCTGCAGAAGAAGCAATAAAAAATGGTGACCTAACCATGCTTCAGTACACACTCTTCCACGAGACTGGGCACATCTTGGAATACAAGCGCGTCCCTATTAACTCATGGTATCGCTACATGAAGAACCGTAAGCCAGCCCGCCGTTGGGCGCAGTACAAATCTGACTTTGGTGGTAACACCCCTATCAGCGGGTACTCTAAGGATTCCGAGGCAGAGCACATTGCCGAAGCTATTGCTAAGTATCTAGCTACCGGAGAAGCTTCTCCGCAATTTAGAGACTTCATGATTAAGTATGCAATTGCAAATGGCGGTCAGGATTTCGTTCAATTGCCTAAACCAGCTAGTGCTAACCAGAAATAGGGTATAGACTTTTATCATGGCTGAAGAAAACTATACTGATAACCCAGAACTCTGGATCCGCACCATTACGGAGACCACTGGCACCCGTGAGATTATCGAAGACCTTAGTCTTCTCAGCGACGAGGAGCTCATGGAAAAGGCTAATGACTACCCAGAACTGGAACAGCTAGTCATAAATCGCAGACTGAAGCGCTTTCTTTAGTCGCTATCTCTGTTTTAAGGTAAAATTGTCTTAGGCGTGTCTCTATTATGCGCCTAGACCTACATGAGGAAAGAACAACATACACATGGCTAACTCAACACTAGGTTTTAACGTATACATTTACGTAGACCCTGAGACTCAGGTTGTAGACTCTATCCACGCCTACCACACCTTTGGTGCTTCAGTCCGCCTTAATGCTGACTGGGTATCAATGAGCCAGGACGAGCTAGACGAGAACCTAGCTGACCTTGCCGGAGACCTCGTGTATTCTCTAGATTGGTCTACTGACTACACTGCTGCAGGGGATGCAGCTGACGACGATGACTCAGAGCACGTCGCTATCGAACTTTATGACCAGGATGAACTTACTTTTGATGAAGTTCAGAAGTACGCAAAACTAGCAACTGAGGCCGAAGAGGCTGACGGTATTCCAGACGTAACTACAGACGAAGAATCAGCTTAATCAACTCTTAAGAACGGTACAAAATGCCTCAATACCTCGGCTCTTCAGACAACCTGGCCCTGTTTTCACAGGGTAACCAGGGTATTGTTGTTGACACTGCTCTAAACCTAGTTCTAGATGCAGGACCGCTTGACCTAGTTCTAGCTAGCCGCAACGTCATGTGGCGTGATAATGGTCTAGAAATTTCGGAAGAGCTAGATACTCTAGTTTCTTCTGCCGTAACTGTTGAAGAAGATGCTCTAACTGCAGCAGCTAGCCGTATGTATACTATTCCAGGCGGCGCTCAGGCAGAAGCCAAGAAGGCATTGGCTTGGCATAAGAAGCACCACCGCGGCGGCACTCCAGTTGGTTTAAATACTGCACGCACTCTTGCAAAGGGTGGCCAGATCGGCATCGAAAAGATCCGCCACATCGCTAAGTACTTCCCTCGTCACGAAGTTGACAAAAAGGGCAAGGGCTGGGCTCCAGGCGAGGACAACTTCCCGTCTAATGGTCGTATCGCATGGGCCCTTTGGGGCGGAGATGCCGGACAGCGTTGGGCCTCTACTATCGTTAAGCGTGAAAACGCTATTACTGCTGACGCATATGCCGTCAACGAGTACGATGCATACGCTGATGAGCCAGCACTAAACGCATTTAAGATGGCGCATGAACTAGACGAGAACTTTGGTCCAGAATTTTTGGCTCGTGTTCGCATGGATGGTTCTGGATTCGACCGCCTATACAAGGTTGGCATTGATGGTACCGTTTCAGTCTGGGATGACTGCAGCTGGGATGATCTGGGAAACGTAGATTCAGATATCTGGACTTACGACCGTGCTCTAGATGACCCATACGACTCTGTAGGCAAGGACCACGTCATTATTGATGCTGAGTCTGCTTTTGTTATTGCCTCTCTTCTTGAGAAGAGCCCACATGCTCCGGTCTACATTGATGACATCGATACTGAAGAGGCTCGTCTAGTTGCACTAGGTCTTCTAGAAGATGACCTAGCTTTTGTAGACTCAGCAATCACTGCTGCAGCTACCGTAGCTGCTAAACCAGTAGCAGCTACTAAGGGTAACGACCAAGATGGCGTCGACACCCCGGAGGAGCGTGCTGCTCGTTCAGAGAACCAGCCACGCAATGCGCTAGGACGATTTGCTACTGCTGGCCAGAAGGTTGCTGTTGGCGGAGACGTTTCTCGTGGAGCCGGAACGATTACCAAGGTTGATGCAAAAACCGGTCTAGTAGACGTCAAGCTAAACTCCGGCTCAACGATTAGTGTTGACGCTAAATACACTCAGCCTTTAGAGGGAATGCCTCAGCCAGCAGCTGCTCCAGCTGGCGGGCTTATCAATACAAAGCCACTAGATACTTCAGGTATCTTCGCTAAGCCACGTGCTCAGGTAAATATGACTAAGGCTACGCTGCCTTCTGGCACGTCTGCCGCATCTAGCGACCAGCTAAAGAGCGGCCTATCTGGATTCGCTTCTTACGTAGCTGCCCAGCGTACTGCTACTGCAGACAACAAGGGAAAGATTGGCGTTCTAAAGGACGGCAAGATTACTCTGGCTCAGGGCATTAGCAAGGCTGTAGCCGAGGATAATAAGAACAGCAAGATTGTTCAGCCTATTCTTAAGGGCGGTAAAGACCTTATTGAAGGTAAGACCCATGTTTCTCAGGACATTGGCAAGGCAATTGGTAAGGCTGTAACTGACGCAGGTGCTGGTGTTGGCGGTCGTTCTGCCAACATTCCAGACAAGCGTTCTGGCTTCCGCGGTATTGGTGGAACCAAGCCTACAACTACTACAAAGCCTGGTCCAGATGCAGTAGAGCGCAAGGGTGCACCTAAGCCAGCAGTCAAGCCAGCAGTCAAGCCAGCAGTCAACCCTGCTGCCAAGGGCGGAGACTACACAATTCAGAAGGGCGACAACCTATGGTCTATCGCCGAGAAGAATAAGCCAGCTGGCGTAAGTACCGCTGACTACTGGAAGCAGATTCTTGATGCAAACCCTAAGGGCAACTTCAAGAGTGGCGACCACAACCTGATCTATTCTGGTGAGAAGGTAATTCTTCCAGGTAAGGCTAAGTCGACCCCTACAGATTCTCGCAACGCGCCGGGCTCAAACAAGAGCACCCCGAGCAAGACCGACTCACGCAATGCGCCGGGTTCAAACCGCGAGACTAAGTCAACTCCAGTTGATTCACGCAATGCTCCTGGCTCTAACAAGAACGGCCCAACTGATTCTCGTAATGCTCCTGGATCTAACAAATCTAGTGCAAAACCAGGCCCAGATGCAGTAGAGCGCAAGGGTGCACCTAAGAAGTACTCAGGCCCAATGATTGACCCTAACACCGGTAAGTCTACAATTACTGACTCGAACAAGGGTACTCCGGTTAAGCTACAAGGCACCCCTAAGGATGCTCCTTTTGTGAAGAAGACTGGAACTGACACTACTGACGTAGTCGGAGTTCCAGCTAAGAAAACAAAAACCTATTCAGGTCCGATGGTAGATCCTAAGACTGGTAAGTCTACAATTCCTACGGCTACTACACCAAAGCCAGGTATCCCAGTTCAGGGAAATAAACTCCCTAACGTTGGTGCAAAGTATACTGGTATTACTACTAAATCTGCCAACCTAGGCGGTAAGGGCAAGGCTGGCGCTAAGCGTCAGAAGCCTGGTGACGGTAGTATGCTCTTCAAAACAGGGAAGTAAGGACTATGGCTGAAACAGCTGCACCATTGACTCCGGAGACCACCGATGTCCCGCCTCTATATTTTGCTATTGTCTCGCCTGATGACCCTCGCGCTGTTATGGATATGGTTGCCCTAATCCCAGCAAGTGGCACCAGTACCGAACTAGCTGCGTACAAGCGCGTGGATAAGCAGTGGGTTAAAGATGACCAGGTTGTTTTTGATCTAAAGTCTGCCACCCCCCCGCCAGTTGTACCTATCGATGCTTCAATTCTTGACGACGTCCTTCAGCAGGTTGACGGCTTCAAGCCAGTTACTGCTTCTGGGCTGGCTCAGCTATTCTCAGCATTCTGGTCTATTGGCTCTAGTCCACTAATTGCTGCTGGTGGGTTTGACCGCAATCGCGGTAATGCTGAACAGCTTCGTGAGTATTGGACGCATGGAGAAGGAGCCGCCAAGATTCGCTGGGGAACTCCTGGTGACTGGAAGCGCTGTGTCCGCCACCTATCTAAGTACATGGGAGTTCGCTCAAAGGGCTACTGCCAGCTACGTCACAAGGAAGCTACCGGAATGTACACCGGAGATAGCCGAAACCCAGGGAACGAGAACTAATGATGGAAGAAGTTTGGGGCGAAAACATCGGTAAGCCGACTGAAGTAACCCAGGAAGATCTACTAACCCCTATTGACGATATCCTCACTGAAGATGACGAGATCTATGATGACTCATGGGAGCCATCCGATGAGGTCTGCAAGCAGCTTCAGGATCTAGCTAATTGCGAAGATGCTGAATACGCTGCCCTGATTGCTGCTGGCGGTTTCGACCGTAACCGTGGCAATGCAGAAGAGCTTCGCCAGTACTGGA